ATGCAAAGGGGGGGTAAATATCGCGGACCCCTCCCCCGATACCGTAAAAATTTTTTTCAAAATGAAAATTATTTTTTAAAATTTTATAAAAATTATTTTTTAAAATTTATTTTATTTATTAAGAATGTATCGATGCCTACCTACCCATGTTAGATGATGTGTATGAAAACTTTTATCATCACAACTGTAACACTTACGTGTAGAGAGACTAGTGAGAATACGAGATAGCATAACCATCACTCTATCGTACCAGTAGTAGTATAATCCTTTGCACTTACCTTACGATAAATCCCAAGAATATTCTCTTTAACAATCTCATCGATAGCATTCTCTATGGCTACATCCTGATTAGCTTCTGAGATCTCATCAGAACTTCTTGTAATTCTTGCTAAGTAAGCAGTAGTGTAGTAGCCCTGTGCTTCGTCCCATGCATTCCATTCATCAAATTCAGTGAAAGGATTGTAAGGATTGTCAGTAGTAGTAAGCATGTAGTCAACTGTATCCATTACCCTTCACCACCTAGACTACGCTTAAGAGTACTAAGTGATACACCAAGAGCCTCAGCAACCTCAGCCTGTGTGGCACCACCCTTAAGCATAGACTGTGCTCTAGCTGTCTTGGAGTTAGTCATTAGTACTGTTTCCTTAGGTGTAGCTAGCTTCCTCACTGTATCAAGATCTGCATTGTCTAGAATCTTAGTGAGAGTGTTGTTATGGAAAGCACCTGCTTGAATAGCAGCCCACTCATTTTCATCAATCTTGATCTGTTCTTTATGTGCACCAACCCTAGTTCTAGCTTCCATTAGAGCCTGAGCTTTTACTTTCTTCTTCTCAGACTCATCCATGTCTGGTTGGTCATTGAGCTTTTGTTTATAGACCCGGTTTCCTAGGACCTGGGCTTGTCTTTCAAGGGGGCTGTTTCTTAAAGCCAGGTGGAGCTTTGCGTTAAGAGAGGCCACCTCTTTTGAGTAGGCAGTTCTTGCTGAACTATCATATGGCGTAGGCTTTGTATTGATGTACTCTTTCCTCGTATCATTAGCCATAGTCTTAAGTCTATTAGCATAGTCTGCATAGATGTGCTCTACCTTTGTACCACCACCCTTAGACAACAGAGTACGGGCATCATTAGTTTCAGCCATCTTAGTAGACCTGGTTGTACGAGGGACAACCCTACCTTTTGCATCTATCTTAGTTGCACCAGTATAACGATACTCTTTGGCACCAGTTTCAGGATTAATCTTAAACCCTTGTTTTCTCTCTGGTACTTCTTTACGACTCTTAGCTCTAGAAATTAAAGTTGAAGCACCAGCTCGAGAAGAAGGGTTACCAGCAGCATCTGTTTGATACCGCTTCTTAAGTTGAGAAATACCATTATCAATGGCTGATTGCTTATAGTTTAGATGATGTTTCTCAGCATCGATAACTACCATAGAATGCCGAACTGCTCGAGCAAGCTCGGATGGGGGTGCTCCTTTGATAGTCATATCGGTGATCAAATTTGAAACATCACCCATTTGTAGTTGCTTTGTCTTTGGTTTAATTCTGGGTATTGGACTGTCATCAGGAATCTTGTATATCTGCGGATCAAAGTCTTTTAACCCAGCTAATGGTGGAGAGTTCTTAATTCTTCTATCATTGTTTGGAATTACCAGAACCGTATCACCATCAAAGTCTGCACCAGAAAGATGTTGTGCAACCTTGGGATGAATGCCTACTGCATCTCGAACCGGCTCAGGACGATCCTTGGTAGGACCAAGAAGTTTTCTAGCTTCTGGATGACGGTTATTAACAGTTAGTTCTGGAATCTCAAATACACCTGCATGCGGATGACGAATAAGAACTACTCGTTCACCATTCTTGAAGTTAGGTGCATAGATTTCTGTTTCTTTCATAGAAGTAATAGGTAAGATAACATGTGCAGCAGAACGTTTGAACCCAGCCGCCTTGAGATGAACCGCAGAAGAATCGGCCTCTTCAGCAAACTTGAATAGAAGATGCTTTCTAACTGCGGGGTTTGTCAACTTCATGATTTCATCTAGCTCAGACTTCTTCTTTTCAAACGTTAGGTCAAGCCGCTTCTTAACCAGATCCGGAGTTTGCTTGGATAGGAACTGTGAAGACAACTTATTAGACCAACGCTCCCAGGTACCTTCTTCATAAACAATATTCATTGCCGAGTATACTTTTTTATTTTCATCTTTAAGCTGACGAACAGTAGATCCAAATGGGTTGTCAGGATCATTCTTCAGTGGCTTCAAAGCATCTAATTTATTTCCAGTGTTCGACTTATTCGTATTGAAAAGAAGGTCGGTTCCAGATGGAAGATCATCCTTGTACATTGCCATGCCCTTGATGTAATGCGTATCATCAATTTGAATACGCACCTGAGCATAACGGGATCGACCTAGTGAAATGTCTCTTACACCGGGTCGAACATAGATGACACCATCTGCTTCTGCGCCGCCTTCTTCTTTGTATCGAATACCAAGACGCTTTGAACTAATAGAAATTGGTGGATCAATGCCCAACCAAGACCTACCACCATCATTGGTCCATTCAGTAAAACCACGAATGTTATCACGATTCTTACTGACTTCAGAATATGGTACACCTGGTGGTGCTAGGACTTTATGTGTTGTTTCATGTGTGGTTCCCAATTGAGGAACTTTAAGATAATGAACTTTGTAGCCTTGATCTTCAAGCGCAGCAATTGCAGCTTTGAATTTGTTTTCACTGACACCAGTAGGTACATGATATTGTTGACCTGTACCAACGTCAAGGTACTTAACTTCATCACAACGTTTTTTGATAACTTCTGTAGTGGCTTTGAGAATATGCAAGTTATCGTCTTCATGTGCTTTCAACAATGCACGAACCTGAGATTCACCAACGCCCATTTGTTTACCAATGGCAATATTGGACATGCCTTTTTCTTTCAACCGAATAGCTATACTGACATCGGCGGCTTTCTTCTCAGCCCGAGCAATAGTTGTAACATTACGAAGATTGGTAGTGTTCTCTAAACCTAACCCAACAGCAATCTCTTTTGGGGTGAGTCCTTTTTCACGTAGGTCGGCAACCATACCCAAAAACGTGTTACTTCTTTGAACCGGGTCTTCACCAGAACCCCAAGGATACCTACCTGACTTGCGGAGAATACCATAGTGCTGGAGTGCGTCTTCGCCTTCTAGAATCATGACATCGCCTCCAATCTAAGTTCGTTGATCTTCTTGTCAAACGTTATAATTCTATCCATGATGTGTGTAATAATGTCTGGGTCAGCCTCATAAATACGAGCTTCGTCAGACTGGTAAATACGAAGTTCAATCTCAATGTTAGCTGGTTTGAATCCGTATTCAAGACAGAACAGAGCAGCATAAACCTCAAGCTGATGTTCAGAACATGGATAGACCCCAGTTTTCAAATCATGAATCCTAAGCTTGTTACGACGGAAAGAAATAGTATCCGCGGTTCCAAACGCATTTGGTGAAAAATATAAAACTTGTTCACAGGTCATACGATAACCAATAGCATCATTAACATACAAGCCTAGTGTATTTCTACCTGCAAGCTTAACACCAAGTCGAATTGCTTCATGTGCAAGATTATGTAAATCACTGCCTCGACGAGCAGCTTCATGTGCAACAAAGACACGCTCTAATTTTTCCTCACTATAGTTGATCCAGTGATACTTACTTGGTGAGAGAAAGGCGTGTTGATCGACGAGATCTAAATGCTTGTTGAAGTTCATCCAACACTTTCCTTTCATTCTCTGGATAGATAAAGGCAGCGAAAGACATGTCATTCATTGACTCAACATAGAACCTTTGATTAGCTTGTTCTGGAGAATCTTTCGTTCCCTTTACCTCAAGCATAGCCCATCGATCATGCCAGAGAATAGTGAGATCTGGTACACCTTGCATGTATTCGGTATCATTTTTGAGAATGATACATCCTGGAAACATTTCGCGTAATGTCTTAATCAATTGTGCCTGATATTTACGCTCAAGCATACCAAACCTCCCTTCTCTACCAAAAAACATAGGACAAGAAGCGTAGATATTCTACTCCCTTCATTATAATCTACGTATTCACAGCGGTTGGGTATCTATTATTGCACAAAAAATAAAACCTATGTGTTCTCTTTTTCTGGGTCGCCTTTATCGTTGATGTCAAACGTGTAACATTTATCGTTATGACTAGTACCCCACTTGTGATAACACACGTTTGAAAGACCATGGGGGTTATTTTTTGCCTTTCTTCGAGCATTCTCCAGTTGTGCAGTCTCGCTGATGTGACCAAAAATAAACACGGTTTCAATCATGATAGAGCTCTACCTTTCGTATATTGATTGTTAGAACGAGGATTTGCCTTGAGACGACGTGGTCGGCCTTGAGCAACAGTTTTAGTTTTTCTCGATGGAATTATTGCATCCATCCTACATGTTCGACACCAAACCATATTTCCTGCAACAGGAACTGGAGTAGAGAAGGTTTGTTGATGTCCACATGAAAGAGTTTTAGTCTTTTTAACAATGTGTTCTCTCTTAGCAGACATCAACTCACCTCTCTGAACTCTTGATAGGTTGGCCAGACATAAGTACGAGCAATTGTTGATTTGAATATATCCCAATCCAACAACCCAAATCGCATAGCAGCTTCCATTGAGTTACGAAACACTTCTCCCGTACGCTTGTCTCTGATAGGTCCGGAGAAACCCATTGGTCGATTATCGTGAAATTGACGATGATAACGAACAGCAAACCAACGCGGACGCCACATCAAGTTATCAATACGGCAGTTAGTCTTGTCTCCGTCTAGATGGATTGGTGTATCGAAGGTGGGTGGGGTAGGAGGAGGGAGGAAAGCTTCACAAACAAGAACTGCCACGGATCGCTTGTATTGCTTACCGTCTTTCCACAACCCCACATGTACTATACCATGTGGATTACGTTGTAAAGCCATAATACGATCGGTATCATCGTTTCTTACTCTACCCATATTACTAATTGAATATCCAGGGAACTCTTTGATAGGTTTCCAATCCATCGCTCACCTCAATTTCTCTCTCAACACCAGCTCACCATTCAAAACGCGCTGACGCATCTCAGGAGAGAGATTTTCGAATTCCAGGCCGGTAGGCCTATACCACTCCCATTTTACTGCGTCTATGACCTTCTGAGGCGGATTTGGAGGGTATCTCATGCTCCTGGCCGTACCTTCACAGCCTTCCTTAGCCAAACAAGTCATATACATCGGTGTTGTACCACGATCAACATTCTGAACAATGGTCAGGTTGTAGCAACGGTTACATACGTATGCATTGATGGCGCCCGGTCCGGGAAGCTCGGTAGGTTGATCCAACGGTTGAGGACCAGATAGTGCCGACATGCCGTTTAAGGACGCTAATTTTAACTTTCGGCGGTTTCCCATGATTCTCCTTAGAAGTTGATCTTGCCAAGATTTTTTGTCAAACAAAGTCTATAGAATTCTATACATGGTATCTACTAGATATAGATACCTAAGTGGTCCGCGTAGAGAAAGGTTTTAAGGTTTTTTTTGGCAAGATCATTTAGCTTAGAATTCGTCAAAATGTCCGGTATCTATACCAAGTTGAGCGTAAATGTCCCTTTCATTAAAGCTTTTCTTTGCCTTTAAGCTTGCCAAGATTGCCATGTCAATTTTGGATTTTGAGCGAATAACGTAATAATACAAGATCGAAAAGGGTGTATTCAACCGGTCAATTCGTCCGTGAGCTTGGTGCCAGTTTCGATAAGAGTAAGTCAAACTGTAGAAAATTGTCGTGTCTGTGTCCGTACAATTCCAAGATTCTGCACCAGCGACATACTGGACTAAATATACCCATTTTGGTTCATTTGGGATCGGTTCGTGCTTATGCCCATTCCATTCAGCTAGCGGCACGTCCGCCGCCAGCCCCCGCAAAATATCTAATTCGTAATCAAAGTTATAGAATATAATCAAACGGGGATGGTCCTTCATTAATACACGGATAGCAGATAGCCGAGAAGGATCGCTGTTAACTACTCTCCTAGCCACGGATACAAGCTCAGCCGGGCTTCTCAGAGGCTGCTCCTCAAAGACATTCCATCTACCAAGTGTGACCTTGCGAAGCGCATCTTCGTCGTACTTAGCATCTATATAGTGTGTCTTTCTTACCGTGTGTCGAAGGTAGGGCATCTCTACTAGGATCTGATCTCGCTGTTTTAGAAGACGTCCGGTTCCGACATATCGGTCGACCTTCGGAAATTTCGAATACGGGTTGTAAATGACGTGCTCACGTTTGAACTCAGTACGGTTCTGATAGAATCCATTAGCAATAAACACAGGAACGTAGTCGAGCCAAGTATCACCAGGGGTGGCACTGAGCAATATCCAATGATTTCGTTTCGCAATCTTGAGGAATGACTTAACCCATGCGCCGCTGCCGACAAGTCGTTGCTCATCAAAGATGAAGAATGCTCCGTAAATGTTGTTGTACTTGGAGATATTATTCCAGCTGTCAACAGTGAGCGTTCCATGAAATGTCGAATCTGATCTTGTACCGACATTGGCTGCCACAAACTCTTTGTCCCAGTCGAGTGAGTCCCGTTTCTTTGCGGTGGTAATGACGTAGACATCTCTAGGCGCCTCCTTAGTTAAGTAATAAGCAACTGCAACACGACTTTTACCCGTCCCTACACCGCCCCAGAGGATGGAGCCGTTGCGTAGTTGAGGCACGACTTTCTCCTGATGGGGGGCTAATTCTAACATTTGTTATCCCATTTCTGTCATATAATGTCGACCACGAAGTTTCTCAAGTCGTACTCGTACTTGTTCCGGACCAAAATCGCTGTACAACATCGCTTGAAACAAAACAGCATTTGATCGTAGAACGAAATATCGTGGCTGGTACTCGAAGAACTTATCTTGACCATTTGGTAGTTTTAAAATTGCTACTACCGAATATCGATGATACCATCTAGGTTTCACATCAAACCATTCTTTCTGTTTCCAGCTGGATATCAATAGCAGCTCTTACCGCAGCGTCCTTAGACTCCAGTAACTTTCGTAACGACACCGATGTCTCTGCATTCCTGGGTAGCTTACGTGCCAGTTTCCAAGCCAAGGTGCAAAATGGTGCTGACACCTCTTTCAATGCCGGATGAAGATGGTTGTACTTGAAGTACTCGAGAATTGGGTATTGTTCAGCTAGCTGTTGGTTTTCCTTTAGTCCCATCTAATCTCCTCCATGTGGAAATTCGCAGCGAACGTCATACTCAGACATGATATGTTCGACAACACGTCGTTCTAGAATTGGGCGATAATGCTGAATCGCTAGTCTAGCTGCATTTGTACACAGTTTACAATCACGTGGATGTTCACAGAGTGGGATGCCTGTACTGTGGTGGAGAGGATTACGGTTTTTATAAGCCATGTCCTCCATATCTCTTAAGTCTCGTTCTCGAAGCCGCTCGTAGTCTCTCATCGGATATACTTGTCATTCCACTGGCTGAAGAACTTTAGTGTGCGGTTGCTAAGCTGAAATGTCTTCCATCGTTCTGGGTCTCGCTTCTCCATTGGACGAGTAGATTCTTCTTTTTGTTCAGGACCAAGCTTATGAATTCTGATCCAGAGAAACTCTCCCTCAGAAATAAGCTCCAGTTTTCCCGGACCAGTATCATAGCTGTCGAACTCGATCTCACCAAGTTTAATCATTGCTATCCTTGCTGTTAGGCTGAAACGAGGTGTTCAGCAATTTGGTTACTTCGGTCCGCAAAAATCTGCGATGTCCGCCTGGTGTTTTCACTGATTGCAACCGACCTTGTTTGGCCCATCGCGACACGGTCTTAGGATCAACGCGGAATATTTTAGCCACTTCACCACTGGTCATCAGCACATCTTCTCGAGGATTCTTGACACGCTCAGGGAACAAATGGTTGGCTGCGGTTACAATCCAGTGGTAGTTACAGTTGTCGCAGATACAGTTACTACTGCCGACTACAGACCAGTTGTCTGATTTACACTTTGGGCATTTTCTATCCCACATATCTAGTCCTTATGGAAGAGGAATATGATTACATTTCATACAGCAATTTTTACCATAAGTAGCGAACTCAGCACAGCATTCAGCATCGGTCTTACCACAGTTAGTACATTCACTATACTGTTGATCCATTAGATTCCAATCGTTGAATTTCTCGATCGAGATACCATCGCGCTTTCTTCAGATCTTCTAGCTCTTTTGTGCGATCTTTCTTACCAGCTCGAGAAATGTACTTGACTGTGTTACCAAGACAGAAATCAAGATCCCATGCTTCAATAACTTTGATTGCCTCGTATGGATTGTCTTCGCCACCATAGTGAGATGGATGATTGACCGCATCGTTCATGGAGCAACCCGTCCGTTATCGATGTAACAGGAATATGCGATGGGAAACAATTTCTTAACAATATTCTCGACTTGCTGTGCAGCCTGTTGAATCTCGTACTGCGGATATGAAACAAACTTGGCCTCTGGGTCATGAATACGCAAACTCAAGAAGTGCAGAATTCCCCGGAGGTTTGCAGTGGCATACATTGTGGAGAAGATTCCTACTGGAAGAACTTCGCGAGCAACTTCTTTAGTAATGCCTGCAGCAAGAGACCGTTCATAGGAACGATAAGCAAGAATGTAGTGCTCTTCCATCTCTGCCCTGAGCTTTTCCCACTGCTCGAAAGAGCCAGGAACCATCTGCGGTCGAGCACTTGTCCCAACATTGATGAGAGGACGCGCTGGACCTGGAATATGGAAGACTGGGTCAAGCTGCTTGTAACGTCCTGACTCTTCGTTGTAAGACCACGGAACCCGGTGACGATGCCACTCACGAAATACGAAGATCGGAGCAGCAACTCGGAAAGTTATGCTATTGTGCTCGAACGGTGTACCGTGACGATGAGTCATCAGATAGTTGATTAGACCGCGGTATTCCTTGGTCTTAGCAACATTCAAATGCTCCAGGTACTGAGCTTCTTCACCGCCGGCGACCGATACTCGAGCTGCGGCCACGATTGACGCATCACTACCATGATAATCAACAAGCGTGACCTCGGGCGTTGTCTTGAAAGTGATTTCAGTCATTAAGTCCCCTAAGCTTTGATCCACATGATTTGACCATTTGCTTCATGATACTTCCAGCCAGTATTAAACAGCTCTCGTACCATTTGATCTGTCATCTTTGTTTTTTTACAAGTCTCCTGAACCAAAATGTCCATACTTTCTTTAGTGGTTGGTGGAACTCGCATCGTCTCTTGTCGTGGCATTAACGTCCTTTGTTCTTAAGTCCCGGAGTAGGAACTTCGCCCCCGTCTGAGGTCCAACCACAGTTGCGACACCAACTGAAGTCCTCCTCATGAACAACATTCACGTTCTTACACTCTGGACAGGCTTCACCTGGTACCACAGTCATAACTCACTCTCCAAAATTTCGGTTCAACCAGTTCCACAACAATGGCCAGCGTTTCTTGAGCAGATTTTTCTGAGCAATATGATACGCCGGTATAACCCCCGGATCTTTCCAGATCTTACGCAGTTCATCGATTTGTTTAGGAGTGGGGTATTCTTTTTCCTCCATCAATCCTCCGTGTTGTATCCCACCTAGGATTTGGTTGATGCTTTTCTTTTGGTCCAATTAACGGTCCATATTTTTTGTACTGAGCAATATGTGCCAAAGTTTTAAGCGCTCGATGAAGTTTTGCGCTTGGACTGTTTTTGCCCATATAAAATTTCCCATCGCTTCAGAGCATCCATGACCAGAAGTTCCGCAACTACTTGATTTTCGTAGACTTTTGTGGTTGCGTTGACACCGACTCGGATAGCACACCAATAGACAATCTTTTTCGGCATCTTGTTTGCTACCCAAAGTGGTAATGTGCTGTGCCACCATTTGTAAACTAGATATCGCCACCACTTAAGTTTGTTTTTCATTATCTCTACCACCCCATTGCTTTAAGACGACATATCATTGGTCTTCCTCATATTGGCTCTTATGGTTAGAGTTAATCTTCGCTGCTTCCTCCGGGGTAATTTTAAGCAAACAGTTACTGCATACTCCAAAATAATCTTGAGTGAATGTATGTCCTTGTGGACGTTGCGCACATTTTTTCTGTCGCATTGCTGTAACTTCATCGATTATGACGTTCTTAGCAGTGATACCTTCCATGATCATCCTGTCAGTATGTCAACTGTTTCCATGATGACAACAGCACCGATAATGGAAATTAGAATATAGCCAAACACACCGATAAAAGGTCTATCTTTTGAGAAGGACCAAGTTAAAAAACTAATCAAAGCAAATACTGCAAAGAGGAACTCAATGATTACCAGAAATATAAGCATTAGAGTGCCTTTGGATCCCACTTAGACTCATGTGGTGCAGCAATCTCCATGAATTCGCTCCACTCCAGTAGTGTCTCCAGCACCGCCGAAGTACCAACATAACTGATAAGTAGAAACGAGGTATAGGTCTTACCTTTACGCTCACCAGGCCCACCAGTACGGGCGAACCTAGGCTGTGCCATTGCTACGTTATCGAGGTTGATATAAACGATCTCTTCTTGACTCTTATACGGAACAGCAACAAACATTACTTGTACTCCTTGGTTGAAATATGGTTATGACTGGACTTGCTGATCTCGTACACATCTCGAGTGCTAGACTGAATTTTGAAATCACATTGTGGACACTTCCATCGATATGGCATTCTTCTACGTCTAACTAGCCATTCACCAGTTTTCCAACCTAGAATAGCTGCTATACCAAGAGTAGCATCATGAAAGGATGGAACAAGCCAAAATAACCAATCAAACATATTATCTCTTTTCTTTACGTTTAGGAATAAGAACTCTACTCCACCCACAACGTAGACAGGTCACAGTCAGTTTGTACAAACCAAGCTGCTCATTGTTACAATTTGGACATCCACGAGGAATTGAGTTTGAAATATGTGGCATCATTTCCCTCTCTGTTGATGATAGAACTTAGCAACTGCTACCAAGATGGCTGAAACTCGAAGATGATTTTCATAAATACGATTTGCTTCTTTGAAATTATCTACTATTTTAATATAATCGAAGTTGTAATATCTAGTCGTATCAATATTTTTGTACTCAGCCATACATTTGCACCGAACTTTAAATTTCTTTCCGTTCGTACCAGTTACTGCAGTTACCATCAACTCATGTTGTGGATTTAGAGGATCTTGCAGACTCTCTTCTCGTTCGTAGCTAGGCCCCCGTGCTCTTAAGGTCATCGGTCTCCGAATCAATCTCGAGTGAGCTGCCAATAACAGCTCCATCTTGACTTTGCCATTTCATTTGTCTGCGAAGAACAACAAGTGTTTCTTCTCGAATTCGCTGACTGTCTTCAAGAGAGGTTCCTTCTTGTAATGTGATAGAGAAAATGATGGTATTCATTTACCACGCACCCATATTGCGGTCTGAATATCATCTGCCAACTCGAAGAAACCGTGACGTATATACCAGTTTCGTCGTTTTTTAAACAGCTTGTAGTAGTACTTAAAGTACTTATCACCGTGTTCTGAGGCCCAACTCTTCATGTCGATTCGATCATCTTCAGCCATGTAGTCATATTCATCATCAAGAACGGTTTTCTCGGTTATTTTGAAAAATCGCCGACCAAAGAATTTCCAGATGAAAATATGAGGATCAAGAGCAAATAGTTTCCACACTCTATACTTCAACCAATCTTTCATGTTTGAACGCCTTTAGTCAACGCCGTGGCAAGAATTGCGGCATTCTCTAGCTGGATCTCGGCCATAAGCTTGTTGATGTCCATTTTTTTACGGATCTCTTCAGAAGCAGTCTCACTTTCAAACAGTCGGATCCAAACATGAATGGGCATTTCAGCCATCATATCCGCCATCTCTCGAGGATCCGGAACTGGTTCGTTACCAAATAGCTCACGAAGACCGGTACGAAATACCTTCCAGTTCTCAATCCAAGCGTCATACAGCTCAGACAAATTCATACTGTCGTAGTTCTTCATTTAGAGATCCTTCTCAGATATAGATTGGGTCCGAAGCTTACATTTGTGGTTGAAGAAATGATCGGTTGATCCGTCACAGAAATGACCGGTCCACTCACAACTAACACAAAGAATAAGGATGCCGAGACAATAGTTGCCTTTAAGCCACTTGTTATCAAGAGCGTGATCTCCGTGATCATCTTCAATAACCATGTCCTCAGCTAGAGGAGTTGTGGTAAATGCCGGTTGCATTTCAGATCCTTTCTAGATACCAAAAATTAAAAACCAGAAGCCTTGTAAGGGCCTCTGGCTTTCGAGATCACTGTTCATAATACTCGAGTAATGCGACCTTTACGACTTCAACGGTCTGCGCGGAGAATCGTAGTGCGTCAGCAAGTTTCTGAAGATCATCTGGATCGTTTTTAGGCGAACCAATTTTTCTTCCGATATCTTGGACATTCTTCGATACTTCCGTTAGCAGATCTTGAATTTCGATAGGCGTCATTCTCAATCCTTTCAATAGGGGTCTCATAATAACCCCTGTATATCTTGCGAGGTTGTGGGCGCCGGAGATATAGTCGGTCGTTTAAGCCACGCACCCACCAAAGCGTGGTCCCCACAAACCTTTAACTACGGGGTGGTGTCACCCGAAACTGTGCCGGCATCGGTCGGACCAGCTTCCGCGGCCCTGTCATCCGTAACAGATGTCTCATTCTGAGGAACGTCAACCTTCTTTTCCTCAGCACGATCTGGTGCTGTAACATCTGTCTGAGCCGTCTCAGTGGTGTTGGGCTCGTTCGAACCCCGCGGCTCCTCAGCAGTCTGCGACTGAGCAACCGGTGTCTCCTGGCCCTCGTTCTCCGGAGGCATAACTGTCACTTCCTTTCATGTAGTGGCCTTGTTGCCACGATTGTGTCGCTGTTGTAGCCAGGCCCGCGACTCTCCCATCCTGCCCGTTGTAAAAGTGCGCTCGACACAGGACGACTAGGCGCTCGTCGGCGCTTATAAGGATGGGCTGACTTCCCGTACTTAACAGCCCGTATCCCATTGAATTAGCACAGGACGGATAGCACCCATTTTCCCAGAGACCCCTCTCCAGGAAGCTTGTTAACTATTTTATGTTTCTGCGTTCCTTTGTTATGACAGAGACAATTACAGTTGCAGCAGGAGCCCAACCAAAAATAAGACAGAATAAGGCTGGCAGTTCATACCCTTCCAACCCAAGCCAAATTCCGATAGGAAATGCCAAACAAAGGAATGCTAGAATAATCAAGTAGTTGCCTCGGCAGGCTCATCCACGACGCGAAGTTCCTCACCAACAGGCTCAAAACTCTTTTGAAAAGCTTTGTTGTTGTACACCTTGTACCCATTACCGGCATAGAGTACCCAGTCTCCGACAAAAGCTTTAGTCTGTCGCTCATCCAAGACTCTGAGAACTCGAACCTTAATATGCCGTTCCTCATCGCCATTGGCATTTACAACTCGCCCCTGACACCATTTGGATACTTCCATCATATTTTCAGCAGTAACCTGAACTGCCTCAACCTCGAACGACTTACGGATAAACGTTCGCGTTTCCATAATTAAGTTTAGTCCTTTACCATCGGGAGGAAATGTTTAGTTTTTATCTTCGTTCTTAGCCGCACCGAGAGCGTATCCGATGACCATTGAAAAAAGAGTAATTCCAGCACCTACCAGCAACATTGTCATTATACCCTCCTAGTAGGAGAAGGAATTGGTACTGCAACCTGAATATTGTTGCTCTTAAATAACCGTTCCAGATCAGTAAAGGTCTGATAGAATTTACCAGTCCAGTTACCTTTTGCATCTCTAGCACCAACATGACCCCAACTATTTGTGTACCAAACTTGCTTTTTGCTAAGTCGAACTTCATCGGCACACAAAGCATGAAAACTAATAATACCACTCTTCAAATGCACAGGGAAACGAGCACTACTAGCATCTCGCTCATATGAATGAAGATATGCAATTGCTACTTGAACTGGTCCATGCATCAGTGCTTGCAGCATGTCATCTAAGGTATATACCCAGTTGTACTCAGAGATCCAGCCACGTTCTATCGCCAATGACATAAAGTCACCGATGCTGCAACCTTTGTCGTTCGGAGGAAAAGCATACTCCGGACCGAGCTCAGCACTCAGTGTCTCATATAGTGGAACAATGGTCTTTTGCTCAGTAGGACGTGGATATGGTGGCTTGAATGGTCCAGTAGAAAGAGTAGTAATACCACTGTTAGGCACACAACTGCCAAGTCCGTTATAACGTCGACCATTAACTGTTACTGAGGCATTTTGATTCATGATTTTGATGTGTCGTGGCCAGTTCACATCAGTAATCGGTAATGGCGGTTGAGCTCGAGCAGCCATTCGATCTGAATGCACAAAGTCAAGATTTCGAGAATCTTCTTTAAAAATTGCACCAGTTTTTAATCTAGGTTTGCGAACATCATCAATTTTACGGATTAAAATACTATGCTCAGTCATGAGTCCCCAAATCTTTATTCATATGTCTTTCCAGAACGAGTAGGAACATCCGCCACGTCACGATACTTCATGTCCAGATCATCTTCCTGGATCGTTACATACATCGACTTTACGTATGCCTTGATACCAGTCTTTCCACTGATAACCCATTCATAAGGTCGAACAATGACATCAACAGTCTCATAGTCAGCATAATCAAGTAATTCAACTTCGTGTTCACCAAGAAGAGTACGCCCACGAGAAGTAATCATGTAAATCTTCGGTGGATAGTTTTTGAAGCTGACTGAGCAGGGCAAATATGCCTGAGCAGCATCACCATCCTCTCTTGGGTCTAGATACTTGACATTCCAACCTTCTTTTTCAAGCTCTTTGGCTTCCTTGGGATCGTCTAGACAGAGTGCGAAGTTTCTATCTCCCTCTGCGTTAAATGGTCCAGGCTTACCAGCAAAGTTCTTGAAAATAACTCGATGATCTTCAAATGTCCAGTTCTTTCGATCACGCTCTCTTACCATTTAGATCTCCTCATAACAAGTCATATCTGCAATTCTAATTTCCGAAGAGATATTACCCCAAATACCCGCCGGGGCATCTTTCGCACCTCTGTCACTATTTTGTCCATTAGTAAATGCAGCATTTGCAATTGCTACAGCATCTGCTGGATTATTTGCAGTGACTTTTACTTTTCGTGTTTGTGATACTTCATATGTTCGAATTTGTGGCATTATCTATTGACCCCATCTAGTAGCACAAAATCATGGAATGATCCATAATAATCGATAGCATCTCGAGCATCATTAGCTAGCTTCTCGAAATATGACATGTTAATCTTGATTGTATCTTGGTTATTTCGAGCCATCTCGGCTTCAACCCACTCGTAGTTCTTGGTGCCTGTAACTGCGTAGGCTTTGTCATCCTTAACCCGCAACAACGTGCCACCACCTTCAAGCACTGGAACAAATCTTCCAATCCTACCGACATGCTCTCGAACATTGTCCGGATATTCTAGATACATAACGCCCTGCATAACTTGTTTTGTCTCACACAAGTCGTCAAATTCAATTTCTTCGCCACTGAACAATGTTTTGTACACATACGGATGCTGGAACTGAGCTCCTACTGCAACCCAAATGTTACTCTCGGGCTTGTGTGCAATATAAACTGCATCGTTCACGAGACAAAATTTGTCATACGTAGCCTCGTGTTCGAACTCATAGCCATATTTAGTACCAAAATTGACAACGAAATCGATGATCTCTTGTGTAGCTTCCGGAATCTTGATAGAGTCCGTTTTGATATGAGCGACAGTATAACCTTGTTCCTGTACTGCATGTTTTAAATCGATCATGAACAGAGCACCACGCTTTGCTACAATATTATCAATGTTGCGATTGTCTCTGAACGGGTTGTCAAACTTGGCCGCGGTAAGACCGTACACTGTGTTGATTGCAATCTTCAAAGCATAGGCCAATGCCGCTGAGTTTTTCTCATTCTTCAAATATGGCGCAAGCTTACCATCCATCATTTCTCGAGCTGATGAATAGTCACCATATTTGATAGCCAAACGAGCGTTCTTAAGAGCGGTAAAATTCGGAGTATATGGTCCGAACAGATTTAGCTCTTCGATCGACGTCGGGTGCATAGACGCCACATCCAGGAGAGCAACGTCGTTGTACATACCAGGCTCAGCATAAACATAGCCGCCTTCACCGACAACTTCGTCACGATACGTACTAACGCCACGATCATACTCATATCCTGGAAACTCCTTGCTTAAATGGGTATAAACGAAATCTTTCTGTGGTTTTTTGTTATCCTTACCAAATATAATTGCTGCTGTGTGTCGTTGTGTGGTGTCGTTGATAGACAGACCAGATAACTCAGCTAGAATTTGTCGAGCAACTAAATCTGCTTCTCGCTCTTCAATTACCGATTCAAGACTGAGCACATCGTTGACACAATATTCAACAACTTTGTCAATTAGTTCATCAGGAACTGGCTGATCCCATGGCAAATCCAGTTCAACATGAGGTAAACCTAGTTCAATTTGAAACTTCTTCAAACTCTTTTTGTCTGTGATAAAATCATAGGCATCTGCATAAGAAAGATTATATGCTTCGCCAAAATATGCACTGGTGTTACCATTGATTAATTTTTGTGAGAGTTCGAACAATTGCTGATTGTTATAACCCATAATTCGTGCATACAGAATATGATTATCAAACCGTCGATTGTTATACCCAATTAACTTGAGCTCGACAAGTTTTTCAATTTCTGTAGGTGATGGGTTAATCATCTTTACTACTTGGTCAGACCCTCGATACTTCCAGCACACAATAAATAGGTTTGGAAATACTTCAGTATCGAACGGAGCAATCACATCATCTTCTGGAGCAGAATATGTATCCATAGCCGCTGTTGATGTAGTATTACTTCTAGTGTCAACAGATTCTGTTTCTTTCTCAGATTTGAACTTCATGCTCTGTACGATCTTAAGACATTCTAATGGCCTATTGGTACTGTTGTTTGCGAATGTAATTAGCTTTGGTCGAAGGTCTGAGACATCATAGGTCAAACCATCTGTATATGCTTGATCCAGAATATGTTTGATGAAGTCGACAGAGGGCTTCGTTCCTGGATGAATCTCCTTGCGTAGATTTCGAGCGATAAGTTCCCGAAGACCTTTCTCGCTCTTGATAGTTTGGGATTGAAGCACCTTCTTCTCCTTCGTAGGGAGCCCACTACTTATTGTGCTAATCGATACACTGTTGCATTTTGTGAATCGACGGCGCAAAGAACTATCACCATTGAAGACTTTAACTTCAACTCCATCAGCAAAGCTTCTAGAGAGGGTGTTAACGTCTCCGTCATAACGGTAATGTAGATGCACGCCGGATCCAGATTTGCTGATTTCGGCGTAGGTAGCGGGCCAGCTGCTGGCTGCTTCCAAATTTCGTTCCAAGCTTTTGTTACCATTCTCGTCCTTAAGATCGAAGTCAATCACAATATGATCATCAGGAACCTTTACGTAGTGAAGTTGACTGGTATCAATATCACTAAGCTTGGTCTTTACTGTAATCCACCTCTTTTGAGGAGTTCCATCTTCTTTGGCATACTGCGCTGCACAATCTTCATATAACTTCTCAAATATAGATGTAGTTTCATCAATAACCAACGAGAACGTGTTAGCATCCTTAGAAGGCGTTTTAAATGGATGTGCGGTGAAACCATAGTAATAACTTCGAATTGTCTCACCATCAACTACAGCTCGGTCTTTGAAGTCTTCAAAGTAGTTACGAAGTTCTTCTCGTACCTTGTATTGTGGAAGTTGTCGTTCAATTCCCGTATCATTACAGAAATCTTTGTATAGCGCGTATGCCTGCTTCAAGGAAGTACCATTTTGTGATTTGAAAATATCGTAGTTAGCCTCGATGAAGTTAAAGAATACATCTGTTTGTAACATCATCTCGAGTGGACGATATCCGTTGTAATAGTTCTTTCCCATTTGTTGATAGACTTCAAGACAACGATGCGCAATAGCACCTAACTCAAAGTCAATCTTGCTCATTAACGTATGATAGTGATTGATCGGAATCTTGATGCCAGTAGGATGAACATCAATTAAACGACGAATGATACCCGACTTGGCATCAGATATCTTTACTGGTTGATTCGTTCCCATGAACAAGAAGGAGTTAACGCGAGCAGTATAACTCGGTTTATACTTCTCATTCATTGTCATCTCTTCATGAGAAACAATCGAGTTCAGTTTTGTGTTATCCTCGATCTTTGACAAATCACCATCATGTTGAATTGCAACTAGTGGATTGTTTTTGAATGCTTCTGTCGAGAAGGTTCCATTTGAGGAAGCAAGGGCCTTAGCTTCAAAAGTAGTTGTGTAGCCTTCGAACAGTTTTTGGACAATATTGAGAACTGTTGACTTGCCTGTTCCAGCAGGTCCGTATAAGACGAGAAACTTTTGGATTTTCTTAGAATCTCCTGAAACGACTGATCCAATTGCCCATTCAATTTTTGCTCTTTCCTCAACAGAGTATAATGTACCTATCAGCTCGTCCCAAGCAGGAGTAGAACCTGGGGCGAGAGGGTATGGTAGACGTTTACTTATATAATCAGACTTCGAAACTTCGGTATTACTGAAAGTCAGATTCTGGTCGAGCGTATGAGCATTATCTCCAACTTTGCTCAAAAAATTCTGAAACTGACTCCAAGTGTTACTACTGAACGAACGAAGGTATTTTACAGTGCAAATATGTCCGTCTTTCTTCAGCTTGTCTGCAAACTCAGAAAGCTCTTTGTCCACTAAACGTTGTACATCGTATTCGTCCGTAGACCATAGACCTTTTTCTTCATCCCAGATTGCATAGAAAGAACGTCCACGCACCATGAGGTCTTTAGATCGGCCAACAGTGAAGTCTGGGAATATCTCAATGACTCCGCCCTTGGTTTCTTTAGTGCCGATCTGATAAAAGTCCACCTACCCTCCTTTCGCATCTAGTCTCGTTCAAGAAGATATGCGTTAAGCTGATACCAAAGCTCAACCTCTCGTTGATCTTGTTTTGGCCTTCTCAAAGGGAACAATCCCCCTTGGCCATTTGGTCGATACGTACGCCAGATAACACGGTCAAGTATTTCTTCGACACGATCACGGGGAATATGGATCGTATCGTTGTAAACGAGATCAAGATTTTCCATGATCTCCCAGAACCATTCATACGGTGGTGCATTCGTTTCAAAGGCAAGACGACGTGATAACCCAATGAATAGTTCCAGCATAGAACAACCTAGATCTAACCATTCATTATCTACGTGCTCAATCTCGCATTCAGCAATGAACTCAAGTCTGAGCTCCTTACCATCTTCGATTCGATTATCATCATTAGGAACGATCCAAACAAACTCTTTTTTGAAGAGAATGTTGAATATCTTCCAGTAGGTTCTTTTCGGGTTCTTCGCCTTGACCGGAGCTACCTGGCTGTAAAGCCATTCGAAATATAGCTCGTCAAGTATGGCGCTCACTCATCGACACCTCTAAACTTTCTAACTTTTCGACTCCCACCATCGCTATGTTGGAAGCCCAAAATATCCCTGGCATAACTACCATCTTTCTTGACTACTTCAAAATCATAGCTAAGCGAGTTGTTTCGAATATAAACGATCCGATTGTCTTTGGATCCATGGCCAAATCGAAGAAGATTTCCTTCACCGACTACGCCATCAATACTCTCGATTGGCTTCTCGTTTTGATCAACCAACACATCATCTTCCGAAAAATATGTCAGTGTGATCTGTTCGTAGTCATGCTCGTTATCCTGAAACTCATCAAGCGTAATAACATATGGATCATCAGGATTTGAAGCTCGCTTAGAGTCTTCTTGATCTTGATCCCATACTTCATCGGATTTATTCTCAGTAAAGATATTCTTAGTGGTTGGAGTCACCTCCACTTCTGTTTCTTCTTCTACTATCAATTCTTCCTCAACTTCTGATAGACGGGAAACTTTTTCTCCCATGCCTTGATAATTAGTAAGTGCAACATCTGCTTCTCGACCTAGGCTCTTAACTGCATCTCCCGGGGTCTTGAAATCATCTTCTTTGTAAAACTTTGCATAATAGTCTTTCATCTCGAGACGTTCTTGTTCGAGAATCTCCTCGTACTTAGCCTGGATTCGCTTCTTGGCAAGAATATAACCAATGGTCCCAACAGCTAGTCCGAGACCCATTCCAATTGCTACACCACCAAGAATCAGAGATGCTCGCTGATCAGCAATATATGCAACTGGATCTTCGATACGATCAAGATTCTTTTCAATCACATCCAAAGACTTTTCAATTGCGTCAACCGCTTCTTTACCGGCCATTATCCCTCTTTTTCTCAATCAAATCGTAGATCGGACCAGCGACGTTAAAGTCAAGAAGAATCGCCGGTTCGAAACCGTTGACAAAGTCTCGCTTCTGTGGGTTAGATGCATCATAAATTCCGAAATCGACATGATCATCGCCATGACCGATAATCCAACCCACAACTTGTCCAGCCTTTGATCTTTCAATACCAAGCTCATCATAAACTTCGTTCAAGAAAAGATGACCTTTAGCATGAAGACGATCGTTTGCGTAATTCTGCTTCATGTTCAAGAACATGAGATTAAGCTCGTGATTACTCTTCCAGTTATCATTGAGTTCATCGAAGAACCTAGCGTAGATTGACGCCTTAGCTGTTCCTACCTTGATTTCTCGAACTTTACCTTCTTTAGTATCATCCATTCGATAAGTCTCTTCACGAATATCATGACGAAGTTCACGTTCCTTTTCTTCACCAAATTCTTCACGAACTCGCTTGCGATACTCGTTAAATCCTTCGTCAAGAACTTTATATGCAGCCGTGAGTGCCACGTTCCTCTTAGTAAGAATAACGTGAGAGCCAGTAAGTGCCGCAATAGATGCAACACCTAATGCAACCGGTGGCGCGTAAAGCTTTACCATATCGCCGGCTAGCTGAATTTTTACTAAGCCACGATCATGCTTAGCATCTTTTTCAGAATATCGTTTTGGATCTGAGATTTTAAGTGCTTGATCGATCTGAGCACGCTTTGTTTCTGCATTGTCGAGAACATTTTCCATCTTGAGAGTTGCACGACATGCAAGTACCACTGTGCCGGCAATACCAACTACACCACCTGCGAACAGAATCGTCGGTGAGTGCTTCTGACCAATTAAGATCTGTCGAGCGATCTTAGAAGTCACTGCATTCTTCACAACATTAAGATCCACAATTTCTCCTTAAACTTTTCCCTGGCTCTTCAGCCGCAAATATACAGCTGCAACCTGAGAGTCCGACATCTTGTTTACCTTTTCAGCCCATTTCTTACTGGGATATGCCTTCTTTAAGAGTTCTCGCTCTTGGTTGCTAGCCATCTCCTCCCCTTAGTCCAAAGGAATTGGTCGTGGTAGGTCAAGCAAATATCCACCACCGCTTAGCCGAGTTGCACCTGCGCCAGTAAGATCGTCCCAACCCCACTTCTGATCAGTGTAGTTTCCTGAAATACCTACTAGTTCGTACAGATCTGCAACGGTTACTTCCTCAAACTGCTGAATAAGCTCAAACATGCTATCAATTACTTCTTCAGCTTCTACTCGAGAATCCAGAATAATCTCGTCAAAGTTATGTGAAGATCGACCTCTACGACTAATATTCCTAGATTCTTCCCGCCGCCCGGGTCCTGAAGAGTATCGATCATATCTAACGTGACCACGAGGATCTCTACGACCTCTCCGACCACTAGGTCGTACCTCGTCAAATATCATTCGCTCAATCCCGAGCGTAACGACATCTGCAATTGTGTCTTTCAATGATGGAATAAGAACGTCGCCAGTGATGTACTCCCATACACCTCGACCATCGCCACCAAAGAAAGTTTCCTTCAAACGACGACCAAATGGTTTCTTTCGACGCTGAACCCGACCACGGGCAACTTTTTGAATCTTTTTCTCAGGCTCACGTCGTACCTGCTTAGGACGCTCCTTGTCTTTGTTACTGTTTCCCGGAAATTCGTCGGGCATAATTTGTCCAATCAGAATATGTTTTAACTTGGGTCTGTTTCAGGAATAACCGGTTCATCAAGCATTTCTTCAACATCACCATCAGACTTCTTTTCTGTTTCGTCTGACTTTTCTTCTGTCTTTTCTTCTGTCTTATTGAATTGCTTAGAAATACCTCGCACGGTACCGCACAGAAGCCCACTTGTAAGTGACTCTTCAGAAGCCCACTTACTTGCGCGCTGTGCTACCGCACCACCAATTGCCCAAGCAGCAACCGTCATTTGTACCTTTTGTTTTTTTGTCAAAGTATCCTTAGGTACAATGGTGTGAAGAGCAAGTCCAACAACTGCACTGACACCCCATCCTACAACGGTACTAATTGCACCCTTTGCAATAATTTCGGGATGATCCTTGATTTCGGCAAGCTTTTTTCGAGCTTCTTCCTGAATATTCTTTTCAGCATCTGTCAGTTCCATTGATATACCTTTCAAAATATAGATTACTGGGATGTTTTCATTTGAAAAGCTTTTTGCTTCTGTTCGGTCGTAGCAGCGGCAAATTCTTCTGCTGTTGGAACTCGACCTTCTTTGAGCCAATTTGGTTCATTATTTGGCAACTGAACATCTGTAGTTCCCTTTGGCTTCAAAGGTGGCAAAGTATCAACGAGATCTGCCGGCACGATACCGCGCATGAACGCAGCACCCATCTCTTCTGTTGGATTCTCCAAGAATTCCATGAACAACGAAGAATATGCATCCGACTGAAAGAAAGAGTCACGAATTTCTTGGTTCTTAATGAATTGCTTACCATCTGCTGAACGTTTACCAATTGATCGTTCAAGGATCTCCTTGAAAATAGCAACGACTTGACCAGCTTCATCTGCATCAATCAATGCCTGGAAATATGCGGTCAAGCCACCTTTTCTACTAAGCTCAAGTTCAGCGATCTCGGCCTTGTTGAGATTGAAGTAGAAGTCATCCTCTACATCATTCCCATCAAGATCCTTGTACTTGATTGTCTTCTTAAGCACAGTTGTCCTTTCTAAATATGAAAAGGCAAAGAACAAGAACCTTGTATTGCTACAAAGCTCTTGCTCTTGTTGACCTTGTTCCTGGTGGAATCAGGCCTGGGAGGTGTCGGTGTCCGACTCTTCGCTATTACCTCGCACCTTTGCGATGACCAGAACGGCGGCGCCAACTGCAACTGCAGCGACAACCGCGCGCTTTGACCAACGCTTGAGGGCGGAGGTGGTGACGGGGAGTTCGACGACCGGGGTAACCTGCTCGGACATGATGTTCCTTTCGGTAGATGGGGGTCTCATTATGACCCATGTATTTTATGCGAATTTGTATCAATTATTCCGCTGCACAAATCCCATACGGGTTTAGAGGATATGCGTTGAAGTCAAAAGCCATACAGGGTTCGTCGTCTGGAGTAATAATTGCCGTCCAAGCAAGCTCCAACTTTCGGGTAGGAACATTCCAACCAAATTGTTCAGATACCGAAGTTGGTTTCAAACCGATTCGTTCGTAAAAGTCACTAACAGTTGCATAACCGCTATTGATGATCTCGAAGTTAATCTCATTTTCGGCTCGTTTGATGGCTTCGACAGAACTACGGAAATATCGTCCAGTAAATTCGTCTCTACAAAGAACGGTACCATTGCCAACAATGACCAAATCGCCACTTGGCGGATTCTTGTTTACTTGATCTTGTGCAAGCTCGTCCTTAATAGCTTGTTCCTTCTTCACACCAAGCTTATCAGCTACTTTGTCTTTGTAGTCTGAGAACTTGTCCTGTGAGATGGCATATGCTGCTGCCAATGCTGCTGCTCGCTTTGTGTTGATTCGATTAGCATAGAAAATCGCTGCGATTGTACCTACACCCACAGCAGCTGGAAGAACATAAACTTTCCAGACAATTTTAACTTTCTCTACGTTACTGAGAGGATCTTCATCAGGTAGTCGACCCGGTACAGCTGGTGTTTGAATCTTTGTCTTGAATGACTCTTTCTCAATCAATTTTGCTGCCTTGAAGGTGGCTTTACCAGTCAAATATGCAGTAGTAGCAGTGCCTACCACACCAATACCAGTTAGAATCGTAGGTGCATTATCCACGATTAGTTTCTCAGCCATCTTCAGCAATTTAGTTGAGGTCACTTACGGTTCTCCTCCCCAAAGTTACGAAATTTGTCCCAACCATTTACTGTTTTTAGTTCGTCCTGGTGGCGGTGTCTCCAATCACCGAATAGTGATACGCCATCTCTAATAGCAGCGATCAAAAATATAAGAATCATGAATACCAGGATGATGAAGAACAGTGCCATTTTGATCCTCTCAGGAATTCTTCCGAAGGAATTTAAGGACGATCCAGAGCAACCACAAACCTCCCGTGATAGTGATCATGAAAAAGTCAAACAAAAAGCGAGCGAGACCATACTTCTTAGGCATTGTCTTTCCTTTCGATAAGTTGCACACTGAGACCATACTCAGAGGCATATGGGGATGCTTCATTTTCAAGCGCGTTGTAGTGCAGGATGGCTTCCTCGACCGTATCGAAGACCTTTGTTGCTTTCTCAACATTAGGTAGTTCGTCTGCACTCGCGAAGTAGTGCTGCAAAGCGTACTTACCCGCTTTGTTCTTGCGAAGAATGTAACCATTGTCAGCACTCATTTCAGTTCCTTTCGATAGTGGCCCGAATGGGCGAAAATAAAAAGATAGGAGAAGTTAACCGTATCCCGTTCAAGGGTTCGGACAGACATGAAGTCTCTTCTCATTAAGATCCATGTAATTTATGCGACCCCTAGGAGTCAGCATAAATATGACATTGATAACAGCTCATTGGAAACTCGCCAAGAAGATGCGGTTCTGGTTCAATGTTTGGACACTGCTTATCTGATACCTTCATGTCTCCTCCAAAGAAAAACCTAAAACCCTTGCAGGGCTCTAGGCTTGAGAGTTACTTGCGGGATGACTGAATACGACGACGGTCGACTTCCTTTTCCCAAGCGCGAGCGTTCGACCTTCTGGTGTTAGCATCGATCAGCTTGCTCGTTGCGGTAATAACGAGGGTGGCAATGACGATGGCGGCCATAGGGTTCTCTTGAGCTTGCGCCTTGAGTTTGTTGTAAAATCGTTTGGCGTCTTCTTTCATGACATTTCCTTTCATAGTAGGGGTCTCATTATAAGCCGTGCAATTTTTGCGATTGTGCCCTACGTGGGACTCGAACCCACACTTGGAAGATTTTAAGTCTTCTGCCTCTGCCATTGGGCTAGTAGGGCAAAAAGTATAATTCCTATAGGAATTAGTGACTCTGACATCAACGGAGAGCGACTAGAATATAGTTCTTGATATGATCCTATACCAAAAACACAAAGACCAAGTACCTTGTAAGGGTACTTAGCCTTTTAAGAGTTTACTTTGTGGTTAGAGCTTCCACAATTTCAAGAAATACCTTGTCGTGGTCTTCGTCAGTAACGATGACGCGATCCTTATAGGTTCCTTTTAGGGTTTCTCGAATGAACTTTCGATGTGCCTTCACGACGATCTTTGGGTCGATGTCGGGAAAGCGCTCGAACAGTGCAATCTCGGAACCAAGAATACTGAACCAGTAAGCAAGTGCACCAGCTGCGGTGACGATTACGGTAGACAGGATGATCTTGTTCTTGGTGGACATTTCTTCTCCTTATAGTAGGGGTCTCGTTATAATGAGTGTAAAAAATGCGAGAAAGAAAAAACTAGAACCCGTGTTAGGGGTCCTAGTCTTGTGAGAGTTACTCGCCCATTTCTTCATCAGTGGGTGTGTAGAACTCGTCGTAGAGTCCCTTCTCCTTGAGGAAGTCGTTATGCTGCTTCAGGGCGCTACGGTTGATGTAGATCCAGACAGTACTGGTGACAACAACGGTGATAGCGACCTTATGCTTCTGCACAAAGTTCTTCACTCGACGAGGAGTTGAGGGCGTCTCTTGCTTGAGCTCGTTCATCTTTCTCCTTTAGATAGATGGTGAGGGGGTCTCATTATAAGAGATGTAAAATCTGCGAAAACTCAAAGTCCGTGTGGGACTCTGAGCTTTGAGATCAGTCACTAAGATGGGGATTTTTCATATCTTCGCGCTTCTTGTTGAATTTCTTGACAACAGTGATAATGTAACCTGCAGTGGCCATTCCCAGCACAATGCCTGTTGTGGTAACAGTACTTGCTGCGAGGGTCTTTGCAAGGTACTTGCCAAAGTTGTCGGCGAATTCATCTTTCAGTGTGTCTGACATTTGGGTCTCCTTAGATAGTAGGGGTCTCGTTATAAGCCACGTAAATTTTGCGAGACTTTTTCCAAATTTTCCTCCAGGGGTAATTTTTCAAAAACAAAAACCTAATCCTGGTGGGCGGAGGGTTAGGTACACAAGGCAGCCGGGAAGTGCGGTTCCGCGGTATGGAGGGGGTCTTGCGGTTTGGGTGTAGTTTGGTTTCATTAAAGCCCAAGTATCTTTTGCGATAGGCAAAAATATAAAATCTATGTAGAAAACCCGAAAACGTAGAAGCCATGTAATTTGTTCTTACACAGCTTCTACGCTTTCGAGCCTCCTTTCAGGACAGAATGTTCATCGTGATTTCAGCACGAATTGCAGAGCTTTCGAAGTCACGATATGTGCTCTTTCATGACCGACAATCAGAATGATACCAAGAATATTACCAATCACGATTGCCAGTGTATCTGGGCTAACTCGTCTAGGTGGTTCCTTCAACGCGTATAGCTTAGTTAACTGGTCAACCGATTTAGAATATTCTTCGGTATAACTTTCTGATCCGGCCATTTCAGAGTACACAGTCTCGATGGCTTTCTTAAGTCCAGCATCGTTTGCTGACTTTCTCACTTCGAACATGTGTTCTCCTTCTTTAGGGTCTCATTATATGAGATGTATTACCTGCGACCCTAAATTAGGAGTTAGTTTTCTTCTTAGTTGCTGCTTTCTTGGTAGTCTGCGGCGTCGATACCTTTGCGACCTTTAAAGTAACTTCGTCTTTCTCGTCAAGATCATATGGATTACCATTGACAATAAAGTTGAAGCTCTTTTTCTCGCCAGTATCTGTTACTTGGACGGTGCCGTCGTACTTAGCATCGCTGTTGTTATAAGCAGTCGAACTAAGATGCAATACCACACCCAGGAAAGTGTCAATGGCAACAATAGTTCCAACAACCTTCTCTGCTTGTCCAAGACCCCAAATTTGGTCAATAGCAAAATATAATGTAGCGATGGCCGGAAGAACTACCTGTGCGACGTACTTAGCCGCGTCATAGCTTTTACCAGTAAGCAGCAACATGTTTTCTCCTTAAAATCTAAAGAACTGCGATATATTGACGCAGATCCCTGTTAGATTACAGACTCGGTCTCGCACCTTTTGAATTGCATCGGGTGGAGGGGGTGAATGTGTCGGATGTGGGTGAGGATGTGGCGAATGACTAGGTTTTGGCTTAGGTTGGGGGTTATGAGAAGGGTTGCTAGACGGCCCTGAGGAGCTCGTAGACGGACTTTTACTAGGAACTGGTACAGTCTCTAACCCCGCCTCTCTAAGAATTTTGTTTTGCTCTCGAATTGCTTGCTGAAGCTTACGAATTAGATCAGACTGTGCTTTGTTCGACTTGACTAGTCTTTGATTCGACTTGACCAGCTTATGTTCACCATCGATAAGCGCCGTTCGATCTTTTGCCGCTCTATGTAACAGGCTATTGTTTTGTGCTGATGAAATATAACCACCAATAGCAAAGAACAACAGAAGGATAATAATGGCAAACGCGCCTAGTCTTTTGCCTAATGTGTTTCGCTTATCTTCGACAATAGCAGCTGGAATAGGTATCAAGCTTGGGTCAACTTCTACGACGTCTGCTGGGACAGCCGAATTCTCTTTCTTTCTAGGAGGCAAGAGATTGTCCAATCTGAATACCTAGCTCTACCGTCACGATTACAGCAATATACGACAGCAAGTATTTACGCTTGAGAATATGATGCTTCATAGCTACTCCTTCTTCTCATCTTGCCGAAACGCGACTGGAGCGCCAGCTATACTTCCACCAAACACCAACAACTTGAGTGACAGATCTTTTGCCGGCGTGGTGAAAATATGGTAGAAACAAATAGTCAACCCAGCAACAAAGAAAGCAAGGTCTCGAAATGTTTTGAATCCCGATTTACCGCCAATGAGCCGCACGAGACCTCCTTTCTAAGTAACTTCCTTCCATTCGCTATTAGACATAATCAAAGCTTTTGCGGTTTTCCAAACACCATCAACATTAACATATGGAACCGCCTTTTTATATTTATCCCCAACTTTAATAGAAACAAAATGAATATCAGGATTCCCTAATAAAGGAATAGTAAATGTTTCTCCACTACCCATTTCAGCAGTATCAGTACCACCGATTCCAAGCAGGAAACTAGCATTCAATCCAACATATACATATCCTAAACGTTGCCAATCTGTATTGGCTAAAAGATGAAAAGATTTAAGATTACTGACAATAACATCATTACCATCAGAATCATAAACAACATACGACCAATATCCTACTGGTATTTCAATACCTGGACCTTTGATCCAGCTGACAACACTATGAGCCACTGGATCTTCTTGAATTTTTACTTGACCCGCAGTGCCTATATTAAAAACATATTCATTCATAAGCTAACCAAGAATCTTAAAGTAAATGTCTCCGTCATTACCACCAGCTGGATCATCAGTACCTGAAGAAATTCCCGATGCTGCACGATATGCCGATTTGCCGACAGGAATAAGAGCAAACACTTGAGCAATTAAGTCTCGTGTTCGGTTCATCTCTCGCCCACCCCAGCGAATTCGGCCTTCTTCCCCCGTATCTGGTACTAACGGAAATCCGGCAGCAAGAGCATCATCACCAATTGCCATATCAACCTCCTTCGCTATTCCATATCAGCCCAAGTGACAGATTCGTTTCCATCGTCCAGGAATATACCTGAAATAACAGCATTACCGGCAGCATCATTAGATATTGAGACATCCAAAATTCCGCCGGCGTTAATTTCAACCGGAAACTCTACCCACACACCGTCATGAAATGAACTAGTTATCGATTGTGAGCTAGTGCCAATACTATCTGTTACGGTAAAGGTTTCACGTCGATTAGCACTATCCCAGTCAACAGCATACATTCGCAATATTCCAGACCAAGCATTAACAAAGTTGAGTTGAAAATGAACAACTCCAGGATCATACCAAATAGCAGCTCTTCTTGTTATCCCATCCGGGTTTAAAAGAGCACGAATATCTGTAGTGTTGTCTTCCCACCAGAATCTAGTACCACTTATTAAATTCAAAGTTACACCATCAGCAAGCTTAAGCAGATCCGTGGTGTTTGTTATGCTTGGATAAATATAACTCATGTAGTCGAAATCAGCCCAAGTAGTAGGCTTATTGTCATACGACAACCAAGTATTGGTATTTGCGAACATGTCTTCGACTAGAGTCGGGTAAGAACGCTCACCTTCAGCATCACAAACAAATATTTGTTCAGTTACTCGTTTGTAAGTGATAATACCATCGACATTTCGCATTTCAACTAGATCGCCTACATTGTAGTCGATTCCATAAATATACTCACCATTTTGGTTGAGTTCACCATCGAAATATGATTTACCTCTGGCTTTTGAAAGTTCTTCTGTACCACGCTGAATAAGTGCACCACTAACATCAGGATTATCAATAGTAACATCCGTAGCATTGACCACCAACACATGCCGTTCAAAACCTTGTGTGTCTGGATCAACATTCTCTCCATAGACGATTTCAAATCCAGCAGGAGAGAACACATACGCAACGTTCTTACTATCTTGAACTGTGGTGAACTCAGTGGTATTCTGTAAATTGTCAAGCATTGGTGAAAAGATCACCGGAGCTAAAATTGTCTGTCGAGAAGTGCGATCAATTCCAGAATAGATGTCAAAATATAGCTGAGAGGTATCGAAATTTCGTACCAACCGGAAACCTAGATCATAAAGATCAACTAGATTCTTAATTGCGTTGTACAAAAAATCTGGTTCTTGTTCCCAGACAATAGTAGTACTAGACTTTGGCACTGTATCATCTGCTAGAAATGTTCCAGGCATCAAGAATGGAATAACATCAGCTAGACTAAGTGCACCATTACGACAAATATGATCGAACATCTCATTGGCAATTTCATCTGGTGTACCCGTTAGAATCCACTTTGGTTCCGTAGTAGTATCTGACATAGATTCTTTAGCCACTCGATCTTCGAGGACAGTTTCAATTGATCGCCCTTTGATCTTAAGCATTAATTTACCATCACTATCGGAGGTATCCTCGACAGTCTCAACCCTCATGACTCGATGTGAATTGTTGATCGCCAGACGAGTACCTGTAGTAAACAAGCTACGATTTGCGAGAGTAGACTTGAGATCAAGCTCAAAATCCCCAATCTCAGCAAATCTCTCTGTCCAGATCATTGACTCATACAAATCCACAACTTCCATCCGACGGAAAAGACTGTCGAGGACATATATCTCCACTAGAGTCCTCCATACTTGTTAGTGTATTCAATTGTGTATGGTATCGGGGCTCCTTCCGCATACACTCTAAGATTGTTATCACCAGGTTGAAGTTCAAGCCAAGCTGATTGGGGTGATTGAGCATAAAGAATAGAAGTTTCAACCCCGTCTCGGATTAAACGGACACTTTTTGAACCGACAATACTTGTAATCTTAAAAGTATCCCCAGCTAGAAATGGATATGCAACATCAACAGTTTTCATTGTATTATCAGGCGGCTGATGATAGATAGTAAACTGATTAACATCTCTATCAAAAGTCAAAGTAAAAGTAACCCCGGTATCAATTGTTCCAATATATGTCAATATTGTTTGAGTAAGATCAGCAACGGTGACACCCGAAAACACAACTGGAATGGGGTCGAAAAAATCCGGATTAAAACACATAATCGAAATATCTACTTCTGGATCTTGAGTAAACATGTCAGAGTCAAAGGACTCAATTCGTCCGGGAATCTGAACTTTCAAATCATCAAGAAACACACTAACTGCAAATTTATCAAACAAATTGAACCCTAATGTAATAGGATTCTCAGGCATGAAAAAGTTATATAGTTGATCACGAAGTTCTTTTACACCCTGAACACTATAATCGGGTTCTAGACCCAGCTTAATTTTGATGTTTCGAGGAACTCGACGACTAGAATGATATTGTTCACCATCCTGATTTGCAAAGCTTGACGAAACCAAAGTTGCTTTTACTGGGTCTAGACCCTCAATCTTCTTTACTACGTAACCGGCTGAAATATCTTCAAGCGACAATGCTAACATGAAGCCCCGACTATTTATGGCGTCAATCGACCTAAGCAACATTCTTAGCCAGAGCTCCCTTCGCTTGTGAAATTTGATTATTGGTGTTTCGATAAATTTCAGCTGATGACAAAGCCTTCGGAGATGTATTGTTTTGAATAAAGGTAACATCCCTAACCACAGTACCAACTGGTTTCACATCTACACTAGCCACTCCGGCTCGATTAGCATTAACTCCAGCAGCAGCTTGACTCGCACTAGAATATGCTGTTGATACTGTAATTGGGCTTGCTACAATACTACTGATCTTTGCAGCATCCTTCTGAACCTTAGATAGATCCAATACCGGTGTGATTGTCGGCGTAATGGCTTCTGCTTGAGCTAACATGTCGGTAAGTTGCTTAATATAAGCATTCATCTTCTGCACCAACTTGTTACCTTGCTTGTCGATGTCGCCCTCCATAGAATGCATACCATCAACAAGACCCTGGCCCACGTATTGACCAATTTCCAACATAACTTGTGACGGAGACTTGATCTTCAAAGCCTTACGGATTGCCTTGGCAATAACCTCAGCAATGTGTTCCATCTGCTTTTCGATCCTATTTTGATCTTTCTTGAGACCATCAAGCAGACCCTGTGCAGCATCGACACCAGCTTGGTAAAGTGACTTGGATGCTGTGTCACCAAGAGTCTTGGCTTCGGTATCCAGCTGAGCTGTCAAGTTATTCAACGTATCAACAGCCGCTTGCCCACCCGACAACAACTGTTCTACAAATGGTAGAATCGCTGGTCCCTTAGCCAAGAGTTCTTTGTACATGTCATCACTTAGACTGAACTGATCTCTAAGTGTGTTCAGATCATCGATAAACTTTTGTGTGTTGTCTACCTGATCCGACAGTGTGTTGGTATAATCCTCAACACTAGTATCAGCTGAGATGTCAGGCAAAGAACTATACTGCTGAACAATTTGGTCGTTGTAGTTCTGTTCAGTAGAAATTTGCTGTTGAAGAGCTTGTTCAGCCGCATTGATCTTAGCTGTGTATTCATCGTATTCTTTGCTCAGTTCAATCAACTTGGCCTTATGCGTATCCATCTTGGCATTAAACTGGTCAAATGCGTCCTTAGCCAGTTGATGTACCGCAGTAGCATGCTCTAATGCAGCAGTATCGTCCTTAATAGCTTGTTCGTGGTCCTTCTGAGCTTGTGTAGCATCTTTCAACTTGTCTTTGGCATCACTAATATCTTGCTTAGCTTGTTTGATAGCATCTGAGTCTTGTTTTTTAGCATTTATTAGGTCATGATACTTCTTAGTTGCATCATCAACCGCTTGATTAGCATCACGAACAGACTTACTATCATCGTCACGACCCTGCTTCAACTCATGTAGATCTTGCTTAAGTTGTTGCATGTCTTCATGTGATTGTTGCACAGCAGCATGAAGGGCATCATGAGTTTCACTAATCGTTTGTTTGACCTCGTCCTTACCACCCACCAAACCCTTCGGCAGATCGAAAAGAACATACTTAACTGCGTCCTTAAACTCTTTAGATGCTCCCTGAAGTGCATCATTTGCCATTTTCTTGGAAGCAGCTTCAGAAAGTTTGGCATAATCATCAATACCCAGTGCAAAACCAATTGCTGATTGCTTACCAACCTCATGGAATGCTCTGGATGGTGAGAAAACACCAAGAATCTTTTTAGCTCCATTTAATGCACCACTAGCAATTCCCTTAGCTTTGTCAACTACCGACTTAGCCTTAGAAGCAAGACCCAAAGTCATACCATCGACAATTGCAAAGGCAAGATGCATGCCAGCATCACGGAACTCACCAATATGGTTCTCGATTGCATCTGCCAAACCATTAGCGAAGTCAATGACTGCATCCATGGCAGCATTAGCAATACGAACACCTTGTTTGGAAATACCTTGAATCCATGCGATGATAATATCGGCGCCTGCCTTGACAATTCTGCCCATATGAGCAGCAATACCTTCAAGGAAGGAGACAATAAGTTCTGTACCCGCCGCAACAATCTTTGGCATGTTACGAGCCATTGCATGGAGAATATCGACAATCATCTGTGTAATCTTGTCGACAACTGTGGGTGCTTTCCTATCCACAGCCTCAACAATACCGATCATTAACTTGAGCGCTGCTGCAGCTATCTTTGGAATAGCCTTAACCAGCTCATCTACCAATTCAAGAATCATCTTGGTGAAAGTCTTGATGATTTTCGGACCTTCACGGTTGATAACAACCAACATGCCATCAATAAGTGCAATTGTTGCCACAATCAAGTTCGGCATGGCTTTGACAATGGCCTGCGACAGCTGAACCAATGTGGTACCAACGGCCCTTGCCATATAGGGTAGAAGACTGACAATATCTTCAACCAGCAACTTGATAGCTGATCCAGCTGCTGCACCGGATAAAGCTAGAATCTGCAAACCACTGGCAAACAAATATACCGCGGCTCCGATTGCAGCAAAGCCAACACCTAGTAGAGTAATAGCCCCAGCCAAACTGAACAATGATGGAATAACTGGGGTAAGCAATAGGGCTGCTACACCGATAACAGTAAGTGCACCAGCTAATGCAACCAGTCCCTTGAGAATATTCTCCCACCCCATACTGCCAAGCGTCTTGAGTACGGCAGTAAGAGGTACCAATGCTGCAGACACAACTAACAATGCAGCAGCACCTGGGAGAGCGAACTCCATCTCGAGCATCGCTTGTGCGATAATAACAAGAGCGCCAGCAAGAGTAATCAAACCCTTAGCAATAGACTCCCAACTCATATCACCCATTACCTTCAGTGCACCCGCAAGCACAGTTAAAGCAACAGAAATACCAACTAATGCAGCAGCAGAAAGTGCAGAAGTAATAGGCATTGCATTCAGAGCAACAGTAATAATGGCAAGTGCACCAGCCATTGAGACCAGACCCTTAGTCATCTGACCCCAGCCCAACCTGGAAAATAGATCCATAGCCTTGGCCAACACAACCATAGAGCCAGAAATCATTACCAAAGCTGCACCTGATGCAACCAAAGAAACTGGATTACCCACAGTTTTAGAGAATAAGCTGAACGCAACTAGAATTGCAGAGATACTAGTAAGACCCTTAGCCATCTGACCCCAGCTAAGTTTGGCAAAGTCAGTTGCAGCGCTCGCTAAGACTTTAATTCCAGTAGCAAGGAGAATTAATCCAGCACCCTGCAAAATCCCACCGGCATTAGTGTCACCAAACTTGGTAAATAACGCAAGAGCAGTCAACATTGCTGCTACACCGGTCAGACCCTTAGCCATCTGACCCCAGCTAAGTTCAGCCATGTCAGATACTGCACTGACAAGAACCTTGATCGCTGTGGACAAAAGGATAAGTCCGGCACCAGCACGAATCATGCCTGCAGCATTACTACCGATACCCCTAGTTGCTAGAATCAATCCACCGATCAGAGCAGTTACTCCAGTAATACCCTTAGCCAGTTGACCCCAACTGAGTTCAGATAATGCCTTGACTGAAGATACCAGCACTCTAATAGCGGTTGCCAGTAGAATAAGACCACTAGCGGTTGTGAACAGACCTTTAGCGCCACCAACCTTGTTGAACAAGAATAGAGCGCCCATAAGTTCAGCGAACATACCGCCAATAGCAGCAAGTGACTTAGATAGATCCTTGGCATTGATCTTTGACAGTGTAAAGACTGATGCAGTAAGAACACCAACTGCAATAGCTAGTTGAATAAGTGTGGCAACCTGTAATGCTGCCTGCATCTTCTGAAGTGTCGCGGTTAAATCTTCAAATGGCTGAGTAATTCGATTGATAACACGTTCAATCAGACCTGGACCTTTATCTCGAGTCAGGTGATTGATAAATTTACGTATCAATAGCAGAACGCCAGTGAATAGTCCAGCATTTAAAAGATTCAAGACATTGTCGAAGTCCACACCTTGGAACATACCGTTAAAGAACTCACGAATCTTATCGATCATGTTACCAAGAGTATGAAGAAAACGTGGAATAATACCGGCAGCTTGATTGACACCTGTTGCCACACCAGTAAAAATGTCAACTAATGCAATTCTAGTAATACCCAATGTTGCAACGATTGGTTTAAGCATGTTTGCCAAACCATCAAAGAATTTGGTAAGACCTTGACCTTTCTTGATAGCATTGTCCAATGCAACAAGCATATCACCAATACTTCCGGTGAATTCCAGGATTTGTCCTCCGGAGCTTTTTGCGAAGGCACCGATAAGTTCTCCAATGAAATGTGCAACAGCTTTGATAACCTGCCAACCAATGTCAAATACTGCAAATACACCAGCAAAGGTACGCTTAAGCTTGTCCGCAGTATCTGCTCCTATTTTGAAGTTTTCCATCAGATCGCGGAAGCTCTTTGTCATCTCAGCAAGCTGAGCACCAGTTGTCCTAGGGAAGATCTCTCGAAATGCATCTCTAATTGGATCCAACACCGACATCAAAGCATGAAAAGCATTGGAGATGCCATCAATCAAGGCTTTACGGCCGCCAAGTGCAGCCCAATCTTTAAGCATGTTATTTCGTGCCTTGGCTGAAGACTGAATCATGCCACCAAGAACATTTGAAACATCAGTCCAGACATGCTTTGCCTGATTGAAGTTACCAATAATAAGTTGCCAGGTCTTGGCCCAACCGGAGCCAGCAGCTTCTCTAAGCGTCCCCATAAGCTGGGTAAAGGTCTTGACCTTGGTAGCGGCATCGGTTGCCGTCTTACCCATCTTAATGATGCCGTCGATTTGCTTCTCAGTATAACCCATCTGCTTGAGCTGACTGCGAGACAGATCGCCGGTGAACTTACTAAGCGTCTCAGTTAGAATCTTTGATGTAAGCCATCCGTTCTGGAGAGTATTACGGAAACTACCCTCCTTCTTGATCATCTCATCAATTTTGACACCATGTACTCGAGCGGTCTCTTTAAGTGAATCTTGGAAAACCTTACCACCCATGCCAGCATTGACAACTGAATTCCAGTCCATCAACTTAACGGTACCAGATGAGATAGCTTGAGAAAGCTGGTACATTGCGGTGGACGCTTGCTGAGAATTAGAACCAGAAACAGCAGCAAGGTTTGCAATGCCCTTAATAGATGCTACTGACTTATCCAGACCAACGCCAGCCGCGGTGAATGTACCAATGTTTCGAGCCATCTCGGTGAAGTTGTAAATCGTTTTATCCGAGTAATGATTCAGCTCATTGAGAGCCTTGTTAACATCATCAAGATTTTTATGTTCCCACTGAGTATTAGCAAGAATCGTCTGAACTGAATTAAGCTGAGTTTCATACTCATGTAGACCATCGATAAGTGGTCCAACAGTAAACGATCTAACCAGATTTTCGCCAGCAATGGTAAGTTGATGCGCAATTGTAGCCACTGCGGTGTATGCTGCAACCCGCATGACGTTGAAACGGTTAGCTACAGTAGACGCAGCAGAAGCTAATCCCGATATGCCTCTGGTGGCACCATCCATGTTCAAGCTTTTCTTGAAATTATCCAAGCTATCTTGAGTAGATTTGATGTTGCGTTGAAACTGAGAATTATCAAACTTAGCTTCAACAACTCTCTCATCAATGCTGCTCATGACATGGTCACCACCTTCCATACTGCGTCGGCTATCTGGTCAAATATAGGTTTGATGGCCGGATTAATATAATCACGACCTTGAACATATCCGCCTGTACCTGTCCCATAACCGTACTGAAGCATGACGGCAACATGGAAACCATTCTCGATATCGCTGTTCGTCCATGCGATAGTAACACCACTTCGATTTGATTCAATTTCATAACCCCATGACTGAGCTGCCAACCCCGAATCTACTGGAGTAGCAGCCCGCAGCGCTTCAACACCTTGCTGTGCATAGGGTTCAACAATGCTGCGAATATCAAGTGTTTGCATTCGTCGAAGAAACGACTCCATATGTTGAGTGGAGCCACGAGATCTGAATGAAATCATTCCCATCTTGGCTCCTAATCATTATGATTCAACTAGAATCTTTTCTTCATTATTTGAATCTAACTCACCAATAGATTCACCCTTCAATTCAGCAATAGTTTTCTTAAGATCAGAAATTTCGGCATCACGATCCATAATGATTGCTTCCAATATCGTATTGTGTCGATCAAGTAAATTATAATCTAGAATTTTCTTTTCAAGCTTATTAGTTAGTACTTCAAGAACAGCAGTTTGACTAATTTTAGTTACTGTCGAAGATTCATCTTTTTCATCTATGTTATTCATACAGAAGTCACCTTTGAAAGTGTCATGTTCCATTCAGTACCAACTAAATACTGATCAATATTTTCAATAGGAATAACCAAATTAATAGTAGATACATTTCTTGGTGTAGGGATCATATTAGTAGAATTTTGATCATCTTCATTTACGACTTCAACTAGGGCCACATTTGCCGTTGAACTTTTTGGAATTGCATTAGTTGCAGTCACTACCATTTTACCCATGATGACCCCTTATGGTTTATTAGGATTTTGAGAATTAATTTTTGCTTCTTCAGCGGCTCGCCAATTAGCCAATTCGTTAGAAGTTCTCTTAATAATTTTTCCTTGTGCATGATCTACTCTAAATATACCACGGCTTGGTACTTCTGCATTATCTGGAACGACTAATAAACGTTTACCTGCTTGTCGATGTGTATTCAATTCAGCTTTGGTTTGATCTACTCGAGCTTGAATTGCCATTTGAACGCGAACAGAATGTGCCTTCTTTTCTTTGTCTGATGCATCAAAAGGTGGTGGGATAATTCCAGGACCCTCTGTCGTATCAATCTGACAAACGTGAAAAATTTCACCAGACTCATCATATTCAACAAAAGTTGTGATCATGTCCACTCCGTAATTTCATATACAGCTGATGTAGCACTACCTGAATCTGAAGTTCCAACCCAAAGCGTTATTGGATCATGTATTTCCATTGTAACAAAGCTTCTGGATGGACCTGTTGTAGTAGTAAATGATTGCGCAGTTCTAAAACCATTATTCCGTAATTGTGATTTAGCCATATTTACAGATGGAATAGTAACAGCAGAACCATATAGACTTGGCGACATTACCAATTGTGTGGTTCCTAGTGTTACAGTCCCTCGAATTGTTTGGTTAATCACAGCTCCTCCTCCACCAGCTTGCCAGCCAAGTGATCCATCTGCTTGAACAGCAAGAACCTGACCTGTTGTTCCACGAGCTAGACGAGCAGCGGCATTATCAGCTGTGCCAACAATCAGATCACCCTTAGCATCAATTAAGAATGCAGTAAGAGTATCGCCAGGAGCCGGATTGTTAGGTGAATATACTCGAGCATTGTTATCGTATACCGCTCCAGCTTTTAGTGGCATCCATGTATCGGTAAATGGTGCCGTAATACGAAGTTCATCAGCAACCTGAAAATATTGTGCAATATCGGTTACCGTAATGCGGCCTTTAAGAACACTGGAACTGGAATAAATAACTATTGGAACATTATAAATACCCAGTTCAGAAGACATATTAACGGGACCAGCAAAATTATGTAGTCCAGCTTGATAAAGAAATTGTCCTTGATCACTGGATGCACCATTTGGTGCATAACCAATATAACCAGCACGGTTGCCATTAGGTTGCCAAAATTCTACGTAACCAGAGTGAGCGCCATCGCCACCATGAAGAACCACTTGGCCGGAAGTAGCAGGATCACCAGCTACTACTGCAGCTCTAAATATTCCTCGACCAGTGGCATCTAACATAAATGCATCTACATTACCAGTATTAGAAAATAGACGAGTTACATTTGCGTTGACCCACCAAACCCACGACTGGGTATCGTTATCACGACCATGAAGAACAATACCGGAACCAACGCCACGTAATTCGACTGATCCATCTTTACTAACTTTAAATGGCTCACTCCAACCGCCATCATTCCAAACATCATTTTCACCGGCAGCAGCTGCTCGCCAACCAATAGAAACTTTACCATTTCCTAACTCAATTTTAAACTTTTCGCCCCATGGATTAAATTGTTGATATGTATTTGTTGGCATATCACTTATATATGAATTATACAACCACATAGAACGATAAGATTCGGATCCAGTAGTATCACCCGATACATTTCGGTCTTGAAGTACACCCCAAGAACCAATGCCAATTTTGGAAACCGATACAGTATTTCCACCAGAATTGGCACGATCTACAGTGATATTACCAGTAACTCTAAGTGGATAATTTGAAGCAATACCGTTTTGGGTTAAAACATCCCAATTAAGTGTTGCCCAGGCTTCGTTATCCGGAGAATAAAATCGTACTCCATGACCTAGTTTAAGACCAATATTTGCATTAAAATCCACTTCACCATCAAAGGTACCACCATCAGAATTAATAATACGAGGTAGATCGTTCCATACTTCAGTACCATTACCAAGACGAATCTGTCCTGTATCGCGATCATATCCAATTTCGCCATCACCAAGAATTGGATTAGTTGCGGCCCACTCAGCAGCAGAACCGCGCCTTTGTAGCATTCGTGCGCCTACGTCTGCCATTAGGGCGTACCTCCATCAATTATCGAGGGCTGAAGGACATTCGGAGGCGTTCCACCATCAAATGTGGTATAATATGGAGTATCTGGATCGCCAGCATCGAATATCGAAGTGTTATAAGAATCAAATAAGTAAATTAATTCTGATGGACTAGGTTGCCGAGGAGCTAAATCATCTGTTCCATACAGAATATCTTCGATTTGATTCAATAAGCCACGGGGGGCATCTCGACTATCGATTATAAGGTGAGCTGTAGTCTTATAACCAGTGAAAGTTGGGGGTTTTGTTGTAATATTCCAACTAAAATTATCTGGACTTATTGATTCACCAACAGTATTATGATCATGAGAAGACGGAGCAGCCAACGCATTATAAATCAAATGCAACTTGTACGCATGATCAAGTCCATTAATGTCGTTACCTATTTTAGTTCGATAACAAAGCCCAAAGGACTTTTTATGTTGATGCGTCATATGCAAACCATTGGAAACAGATACTATACCTTCACATGCATTAAACTCATCTGGATAAGTATATGCCTCAATCGTAGCTTCAAATTGTTCGCCAGCAGCTACTTGCAAATACTTAATACCATCAACATAATATTCAGATACTTCTCCACCAATGGGAGATTCGGAAACAGAAATCAACCCGTTCCATGCGACACCATCTTCGTTCTCTACATACAGAACCCCGCGATCAATGCCAGCTTCAAAGAAACGCTCTCCAATGGTGGCCCAGTTAAGTTGCGTCATATGATTCCTCCTCTCAACCACTAGTGTTTAGTCGTGCTTTTCTTTCTGCATTCAGTGCACGATTTCTCTCAGCAACTTCACGTCTGCTCATCTTCTTCTGTGGAGAATTCTTATGATTACAAACTTGTACTAAAGTGAGAAGACTATTCAAATGCCAATGTTGACATTCAAATGGAATATTGAGAGTAATCATCCAGTAATAAATTAATTCAGCAGTAATAATTTCTCGATTAGGTGGTTGTTTACGTTCAGAGAACCAAGTTGCAGTCATCTTTTTATTGATGTAATACTCAATAGCTTGGAAGTTTTCACTTGAGAGTTTTTCATAAACCTCTGGAGGAACTTTGGGGGTTACAGTCATGCATTTTATATACCCCAACGTTTCTTCAGTGGTCTTCTCGGCTGGACCAAGAAATGGTTTCTCAAAAATTGACTCCCATTTTGACAGGGAAGCCAGAGAGTGCTCAAGCTCTAACTCGAACCCAATAGTCACAAACTCATCTTTGGATTCGTCAAAGCTTTCTTCTAATGGAACAATAATTGTGAGCACTCTCTGGCCCCCTTTCAATTATTAACTGTAATTAATCGTCCAGTCAGTATCTGAAGTGTTGCTAAATGCGTTTCCAGGAGCAGGAGTAGCAGTAACAACAGTGTCTTCAGTAATAGGACCATATGGACCGGCCGGAACAATGTCTCCGTTAATACGGTATTCAACACCAGCCGTTGCCGGAATGGTGATAATGTCCGTAGCGGGATCATATGTCGGTGCAACCGTCTCAACGATAGTTACATCACCACCGAAGAGCTCAATGACCTCATCAGGAAGAGGAAGACGAGGGTCTGAGCCTGCAGTACCATACAGCATGTCTTCAAGAGCTGTAAGACTTGCTGGTGCTACCTTGGTGGAGTCAATGGTGATAGATGCAGTAGGCTTCAATCCCGTTGCATTAACCGGAGTAGTACTAATCTCCCAACTGAAAGTGAGAGCCTCCGGTGTATCGTTAACCGTGGCATAAGCCTTCTCAGATGGTGCTGCCTGAGCGCCATACACGAGATGAAGCTTGTAACCGGCGTCTGAACCGTCAACATCGTTACCAACGAGCGTCCGGTAACACAGACCAAAGGACCGACGACCCTGCTGCCCAACACGAACACCAGGAGAAGGTTCTGCCGTACCATCACACTCACCGAACTCGTCCGGATAAGTGAAAGCCTCGATCGTTGCACCGAACTGCTCGGCACTGATGAGATTCAAGTACACGGTATTATCAGCATACTGCTTGTTTGACTCTGCACCACTAGGTGATTCGGTGACAGTAGTCAGACCATTCCAAGCATAGCCCTGATCATACACACCATTGGTGTCGGAAAGATAGAGAACGCCTTTATCGACACCTGTTTCGTATTCGCGCTCACCTACCTGATCCCATGCGAGCCTCATGTTTATCCTTTCTAAAAGTAAAGAGTGTAGACATCATGGTTAAGACCATCAGCAATAAAGAAACGACGAAAGCTACATTTTGGCAAAGTAGCTATCTTCGCTGGAATATCACTGTCTGGATCTTCATCAATAACTGTAACCTGATAACGCTGAGCAGTACCATACGGAACATTGTTGGCAAATTTTGTATCTAGATTATCTTTTTGATAGACAATACAAGGATACTCCATTTGCAAACTAGGTGGAGGTTGAAAATATACTTTTCCTGCCAATGACTCAAGGAGCGTCTGGAGCTGGATCCGCCGCGACGGTTGCTCTTGGGCCATTATAGACACCTCCCAACCTTAAGATGAGACGAGGGCTTTGCACTTCAACGTTTGCAACAGTCCACAAAGCCCCCGCCCACCTCACATAACGCATGGCAAAGAAATTCGTATTGGCATACTGATCAGCGATAATGCTGAGAGAATTGCTTACAGTAAGATCACTGTTAACTTTCTCTCCCTCGTCAAGCCCTCGGGAATTACGGACAACGTCACCTCGATAAGATCGTTCTGTAATGACGTCTTTGTATACACCGGGAGCTGTTTCAGTTGAGAAACCAAATCCAATTTTGTCGAAGAACTTTGCCATCTGTAGCCCCGCTTATCAGGCGTTGTTAGTGAAGCTCCACTGGTCCTCTTCGTTAGTAGCGAAGAAGTGTCCAGCTGTCGGAGTAGCCGTGATCTCCACTGTGGTTCCAGCCGGAACCGGAACCGTGGCTGCGTCAGCAACCGGTGAGCCATCAGCGAAGTAGTCGACATTGGCATCCGTCGGAATAGTGATTGTCGTGCCGTCAAAGTCCGGAGCAGTCGGCGTAACCTGAACGTCACCAACAGCCTGACGGTGAACAACCATAGCAGATTTGATCTTGGTAAGAGCACCAGACAGACGAGTCTCGATCAAGTACTTGTACTGGTTGTAGTCGATATCAAAGTCATCGAACATGGTGATGTCGCCACCACGGTCAGTACCAACCGAGTAGTCTGCAAGGTTGACAATGATGCCAAGCAGATCCGGCTCTTGGTCCATGACCTCAACGTCGATAACCTGACCAACACCCAGCGCGTTAGCCAACTCTTCCTTACTGTTCCAACGACGACGTCCAAACTGGTCCTTCGACAGCAACATCTCGACCGAAGTCTGAGTTGTCGTGTAGAAGTTCGGCATACCAGTACCCTTGTAGAAACGACGTGCGCGCATGACAGCTTCCACGACATCGTTGTAATCTGCATTGGTAGCCGGCAGCCCAACATTCACATGCGTCACATAAAGCTCGTGGTCGTACAGAATTGAACGAATACCAGCACCTTCAGCAGCACCCATCGGATCCTTGATCTTGTCTTCGTGAGCAACGTCTCGACCGTCACCAATCAGAATAGCCCGAGCAATTTCCTCTTCGAGCATAAGACGCATTTCACCCTTGAGCCAGACAACGACATCAAAGTCTGTAATGTCGAGCATGTCATCGCGATCAAGCTGCTGCTTCTTGTAGATCGTAGTCGGAGTGGTAGTACGCTTTGTAACACCGAAGAATTCTTCCTTCTTAAGATTACCCTTGATGTAACCTTTGGCACGAGCCTCTTCGTGAGTAAGATCAGCAGAACGAGTCCTAATCCGAGAGAATGGGGTGTGCCGAGTAGTGTTCAAAACACCAGCAACCCACTCAGTACGACGCTTCTCCCACTCAGGAACGTCATCAAGGTTCTTGGCATCCGGGAAAAGAACGTCAATGTTCTCGATACCGTGCTGAATTGCATAGTCTTCAACAGCTGCTTTCAGAGATCCGCGACGCTTTGCGTCTGCCACAATCCCTGCGATGGCATCGTGCGACAGCTCATGCGTCTCGGTGCTACCGCCGCCATTCCCATCTCGCTCGAAAACGTTGCGCGTTCCCATGTTTTCCTGTCCTTCCATGTCGGAGTGCTCTGCAGTGGAGCCAGCTTCTTCGAGAGCGGCTCCGATCAGGTAATGAACAACTTTCTTTTGCTCTGCTGTAAAGGAATCAAAGACATCCTGAACGGTTTTGTCATTAGTTGCAGCATGCTGAACTTCTTCATTGTCAGCATTATCTTCGTTTTCTTCACCTTCAGCGTTCTCTTCATTCTTCCCGCCTTCAGCGTTCTCTTCATTGTTCCCGCCTTCAGCGTTCTCTTCATTCTTCCCGCCATCAGCATTCTTCTCAGCTTCAGCACCCTCATCAGAATGCACGAGATCGAGACCAGTATAAATGATCGCTTCATCATCCAACGTCTCGATGTCATCTGGGTCATCGCTGTGAGCAATACGAATATTGTCAATCACTGCACCAGGATTGGCACCGGAAAGAACCAAACTAAGCTCACGAATAACACCGTGAAATACCTTTTTGCCCTTTTCAACAAGACTGTTAGCATAAATAGACAAAGACGTAATGTCCTTGTGCTCAACAAGCGCCTTAGCCTGTTTTGCCGGCTCAGTATCATTGAAGAACGCGTGAGCATAAACACCATCACTACGAGCTTCGAGAACGGCATGGCCAAGAACATTTGAAGGGTCCTTGTGCCCGTGTTGCCAGACGAGCGGAACGGTTTTTCCGTCCATCTCTTTGAATGCCTCAGGCATAATTGTCCGGCCGTCGGAGCACTTGAGACCAGCCTTAGTTGCGTAACCGCTGAAATCCGGTTCCACTGGACTGTCTCCTTCCGTATCTGTTTTATTCAACCGACCCCGACGGGGACGGAATACTTCGCTTTAAATTATTAATTTCTTTCAATTTTGCCAATGGATCTGTCGGAGGACTATCCCCTGGTTGTGGCATATTGCTATTCCGAAGTTGATCTGCCTTTGGGTCATCATGAGGCTTCCATCCAAGAATTTGTCTGATTTCGTTGGAAGTAGCGATTTCATTCCGAGCAAAGACATCAGCAATCTCAGCGATCTCACTAAGTGGAATAAGCTTAAATGCATTGCGGAAATATGCAATAGTCTGACCTTGTGAACGAGCAGTCTTTGTAAGAAATGTACGGCGCATTGCTTCAACAATGGCATCTAGAATTGGTTCGATCGTACGACTGTTGTAGTTCAGCATGGCCTTCTCGTCGGCCGTGCCGTTCATAATTTCTGGCGTAAGGCCAAGTTGACCATACAACATCTCGACCAGATACTCTACCTGTTTTAATAGATTATTTTCAACAGGTCGATTAAGCTGGGTGATCTTTTCTGTACCATCTGTATAAGCAACGCCGTACTTACTTCCAGACAACTGGAACTCAATATCCTGACGACGTTGTTCGGCTTGCTGTCGTCTTGATTCAGATTTGATTACATATGGAAGCTGAATAATGAGATCGAGTTTTCCAGAACCAGACTGATCATCAATCGTGTCTAGAAGATTTAGCTTTCGAATAAGGCGCTGAAGAGTTGAGTTCGGTTCATTCATTACAGAATATAGCGGATTCTCAACAATCGCGACAAACTTTTTCTCAAGCACAATTTGCTCACGTCGACCAATGGCTTCATTGTAAACATTCAATTTTACATGTCGAGGCATATATTGAATAATTTCACCAACACGAAGACTCAAAATATCGTATCCACCAGTCACAAGCGGATTTAACGATGTATCGACCGGTACAATAGCCGCGGCACCATTATCAAATAACGTTAGCGCAAGATCTTGTCTAAAAGCTCGAGCCGCTTGATCCAAATTAGCCTCAACAGTAAGACAATTATTAAGTCCACTATCAATGTCACCACTAAACCGACCGCTATCATCGACGCGCACATGACGAATATCGACACCAGCAACGTCAATACTAAGACGCGTATAAATAGAGGAGATGATAGAACGTTCATTTGGAATCCTAAGTCGAGTTCTGTCCGGACGACCATATGAAACCGCATCGCCATATGACTGAAGTGAACTCTCTTGATTGGTAAAAGCGTTCCAAGCGTGCTTCAATCTAGACCCGATTGTTGACACATGTCACCTCCTCTCTAAAAATGTAATAAACTACGTCTTAGTATACTTGCCTTTGTCTTGTTTATATTCAATTCGTCGAGATGTAGCAGATGTAGTACCGATCAGTGCGGCGGCACCGACAGGACTAAACAAAAGTGCAGTTGCTACTTTCTCCCCAGTAGTCAGACGTGAAGCAATAACTCTGTCCGAATTGTTTAATAAACCCATTTTTAAATCAACATGTTTCTGAGCTGCAGCAGCTTTATCTTTAGCAGTACTAGCTTCACTTACTTTTCGTTTAGCTTGTTTTACTTTTTGTCTTTCTAAAACAAGTCTTGCTCGTGCTGCACGAATATCGCCACCTCTAGCTTGTTGACGAGTTACACCCCACTTCATGCCGAGAACACCGTAGTGAATCATAGCATTGTTTAAAGTTGGTTTCTCTTCATATAACATTGTCACCTCCTCACCTAGTCTTCATGTAAAGTTTACCAGCGCCCTTCAATGCTTTGAACGTAATTCGCTGTACGTTTCTATTGCCAGCAGCTTTACCAACATTCGACATAGAAATTTTCATTGCTGCTTTAGCTTGAGGTGATTGAGTAAATGCAACTCCTACAGCAGCAACAGAAGCAAAAGTAACAGCTGACCGTGGATCGCCGGTAACTTCAGAAATCTTTCTTGAAATTACACGACTAGGTTTAAGTGATGCTACACGTTCCTTTTCTCTGGCTTTAGCTTCACCATATGAAGACTGAGTACGAGTTCGAACACCCCAATGCATACCTTTAACACCATGATGCTCAAAAGAAGGCTTTTCATCAATCATTCAAATGCCTCCTTGTTTGCTTTGTAGGCAACGTATGCATCCATCAAGGCAGCAACGTTGTCGATCTTCTCTTCTTGTCGTCTCTTAAGAAGTTTTCTGTTACCGTTGGTGTCCTCAATAGTAATGGCGTTACCCATAGCAAACGACATGAGCTCCTGATCAAAAAGGAGAAGTCTTTCCTCACTTAAATTCTTCAGCTCACCAAGCGGGACCGTTTCGGTCTTAGCACCCTGAATGACTTTCTCGATGCCAAAAGGACCATTCTCTGCTTCCCATCGAGTAACAAACTCTTTGGCGTTGTATGGGTCATACCCAAGTGTTCGAACATCGTATTCTTCTGCAATGATGAATGCATCGAGATCGTCATACACCTCCATCATATCAAGAACAGTTCCGTCCAAAACATGAAGACTACCTTCTTTGATAAACTCGTCATACTTCTGACGCATAGCACCAGGAAGTTTCATCAAAGTCAAAGAAGTAATGTAACTTCTAGTTTTGATTGCAAATCTCTCATTACGCAATGGAAACAAGAAAGTAAAAGCGCAGAAGTCGTCACCTTGGGAAAGGTCAGCGCCAAGTGAACAAGGCATTCCTCGAGGATCTTGCCGACGATGAGTAAGAGTTTCTTCATAAGTAAAGAAGTAAGTATAACCTTCCATCGGAATTCCGAATCGTTTGGCAAGAATGTCATTCCGCGAAGCGGGGGCTTTTTCCGCCCGTTCCACGTCCAGATGATACGTTTCATACGTAACAGTGGCGCCAAGATTCGGATTAGCCTTTGGCCACATTGCCGGATCGCCGACTTCTTCCAGCTCATCTAATTTGTAATGCCAGATAGAAATGTGTGGTGCTACATACTCACCTTTAAGAATGTCAGCTAGTTCCATTTTGATGGTATCGCCAGAACCATTTCGAACAGTACCTTCTGAGCTGATAGCAACAATCAAATAGTCGTCAAGTTTAGATGCACCCTGCTCAATTGCACCAACAACATCTTCTCTAATGTCGCCAGACAACCATTCGTCAATAGTAGAAACCTTTGGACGAAGACCCTGAAGTTTATTCACTGTCATTGGGCGAATCTCAAGCAAAGAACCAGTAAGAAAGTTTTCAATACCTTTCTTTGTCGATGCAAGTTTAACTCTATTGGCTTTAGATCCAGTAGTGTTTTGCATCGATCCTTCAGTAAGGAACTTGAACAACGGGCCACGAGCTCTGGTAATAGCAGTTCGAAATGGCTGCATTACTTCTTCGGCTTGTTTCATGGTAGGCGCGGTTGTAATCTGATGTGTTGTTGCTGTATCTACATTCAAGAAATACGACTGAATGCATTCAGCATACATTGACTTAGCAGCACCTCGAGCCACAATAAGGTATTGCTTGGTTGTTAAACGCATCTTAATTGTCTTCGTTACATAACGTCCACCATGATTGTCTTTTGATGGTTCATATACACTTCGAGTTACGAAATAATACCAACAAAAGATCTGTTCAGCCCATACTTTAAAACTAGGAAGTAAATGAAGATCTGAACCATCAGTAAGAGTAAGCTCATTCTCACAATAAAGAATAAATCCTTCTACAGCCATATCATCGTAATAGATGTTTGGATTGGCAATGAGCGCATCAATACGGTTCATCTCCATAGAGACTTCACGATTTACTGGAATCTCTCCACGAATAACCGCATCACGGAACTGACCGTAATAATACGGAGTAGCTCTGTTTGACAGCGCCATGCCAACCTCCTTTCTATTTAATATGATCCATTACCTCGACGAAGATTAAATGTAAGTCCTTCATCTCCATAACCAAGGTAAAGGCGATCGAAGTATACTGAACGAGGTACAGATTCTACATACGTCGACATGGCATTGTATGGTCCAATGGTTGCATGTGGATTGAATGGAAACTCACTCTTGTTCCACTTTTCCACAAACTTACGCATAGCCCAAAGATCTGGTGTAGCTTGAAAAGACAGCGCCTGAACTGGATCATCATCTGGTCCTAGCTTGACTACACCTCTTACTGTTAAGTAGAATGGACTTGCTAATAAAGCTAAAGACGCTGCATCTTTGGCAAGATTATTTAGATCAGTCGGCGAGAAGGTATCTACTGTCCCAGCATAAACCAAAGTCATATGCGGAATATCTACTCTTGACCAATCGCTATTGGTAGGAAGGAAAGCAAGCATAACACCATCACTTGCAGACGCATCGGCTGGATCCATGTCACCTCCTCGATTTATCCGCCCTTTTTAGTTTTACCCACGGCAACTTTAATGTCCTTAACCATAGGACTGTTGACAATCTCATGAACCTGCTTGGCCATAATGGCAACGCCAATAACTTCTTTAATAGCGTTACGGCCCTTCTTTACTTTAGCAACATTTGTTTTATCACTAGTTAATCTAGAATATTGTTGTTCGAGATTCATACGACTAACTAAATGTTGAAGATCTTGATTAGACAAAGAATCTAATCCATGAGATTTTACTTTTGCTCTAGCTTCATGAGCTCTTGCTGCATCGGAAGAGACACCTTCTCGTGTAGATTTAGAAGGACCCCTAACTTTTCCATCGGCTGCACGTTGGCGGCGAACACCCCAATGCATACCTTTAATTCCAAAATGTTGAAGGTCGGACATGTTCACCTCCTTACAGATATGCTTTGAAGAAGTCAACTACTTCTTGCGTAGGAACACCTCTTGTACCTAGAACGTGACCGCCTATCGGTTCAGGTAGTCGTTGAGTAACTAGTGGATCATTAACCTGAGCAACAAAATATCGAGCATGACTGATCGGGATCGTTGCATCATCCGATGCTGCGGAAACCTTAATTGGAATACCTAAACGATACGAGCTCAAATCACTCATTATCTTATGTCCTACAGCATTTACAGCAAAGTTTCCACCATAAGCAGCATCTAATTCTGTTGTCCAACCAGAGACGTTAGCTACGGTTCCACCTTCAGGAGGTGTATATCCTGCGGTAGAATGTGCCCAGTCCAAGTCAAGAAGTGGATTCCAAAGCCATGCACATGCAACCTTGGTTGGATTTCGTTTAAGCCAGTTAAGTGCTCCTGCACCATTCATGGAATATCCCATAAGACCAAGTTTTCCAGTTTTTACTTTACTAGCAGCCCAGTTAGCAGCATCAGTGATAACATTCATCGCAGCATCTGTTGCCCAACTGGTTGGTCCTGTGTCAATCGACAGAAAAATATATCCAGCTTCAACTAAAGCAGCTGGAAAATTAGGGATTGTCCCACCAGGCATAAATTGCAAAGCATTACCGCCATGACCGTGAAGACCAATAATCAAGGGACGTGACTGATCAAACACATGCGTTTTTTCATACATCAAGATACTGGCAAAACTTGGATTAGCAGCAGAAAATCCTTGTTGGTACAGGGTACGAACACTCATCGCCGAACTGCCCGCATTGTACGTGCAGGGAAGATACCGCCAAAGTTAAGTACACTACTGGCACCATTTGCCAGAGCTGTCATACGAGCTTGCAGACGATAAGTCTTATCGGTGGTAAAATTTCCAAAAGATTGTGCGATTGGAATAGTAACTACTGTAGAATAAGATGTACCGGTTGCAATTGTGGCTGCTGCTGAGAATGCAACAATGGTATTTGCCTCATCAACAAACTGTAATTGAATTTGAATAACAGTATTAGCTGGTTGGGTTCCTGTAGTAATACCGCCGTATACACCACCAAGAACTTCAAGTTCAAATGGACCGCTATTGGCAGGAACTACTAATTGCGCACCAGGAACATCTGCTTGTGCATTTGTAGGCACATAGTTGGCGTTAATAATTGCCGCAGCAATCTCAATGCCTCCATCTGCTCCGTCAACACCAGCAGGACCTGTTAAAGAAGCAATAAAATCTGCTTCAGTTCCTGTGTTACCAAGACCCAACCAAATCTGATAAGCTGACGCCCCATCGGTACCATCAACACCATTTGTTCCATCAGTACCCGCTGGTCCCCGAAGTGAAGCAATAAAATCTGCTTCAGTCCCCGTGTTGCCTAGATCTAACCAGACCTGATATGCCGATTCACCTTCAGGACCTGTTAAAGAAGCAATAAAATCTGCTTCAGTCCCAGTGTTACCAAGGTCAAGCCAGATCTGATATGCTGATTCACCGTCAGCACCCGGAGATCCTGGATCACCTCCACCCCCCGCAAGGCTGGATACATAGTTATCAAGTTCTTCCAAAGCTGTTTGAACGTTGATGCCTTTGACAACTACCAAACCAGATGGATCAAAAGAAATTGCCTTGGCTCGTTCAGTCCAAGTACTTTTCATTAGGTACCTGCTTCGTCATCTTCACTCGTAAGAATTTCGTTCATAGCAGCAATTCGTTCGTTGTCCATCATGTTCGAGAGCTCAGTGACAACAGGCGAGCCAAAGAACTCTCGCATACCACGAACGAACATGACCTGCATATCAGTCAGTCGAAACAGGTGGAAAAGTGAGTCGTTGAATTGTTCGTAATTCGAGCCATCTTCTCGAGCGCTATCAATCAAAGCAATTAGCTTATCACGATTACTTCGAACCACGCCATAACTATCAGCAGCACTATTTGCCAATCGTTGCTTAAGTTCGCCAAGAGTTTCGACATCGGAAAATTCCGGTTGACCAAGAAGAGTTCTGAACTCACGAAGCAAAGTTCGATTTGCTCTTGCAGTATTCTCCCAATCATCTGTATCAGCAACTACGTCTTTGAGATCTTCACTTGTAAACAACTAGACCACTCCTTAGGTTTAGACTTCTCGTTTTGCTCTCAACAAAACTGCAGTTTTAACTCGACAATCAACCAACGGAGATGCTGTATTTAGAATTACAGATAATTGAAGATATTTTCCAAGAGTTAGATCTTCGGCTGCACTGCCACTACCTACACCAACCACAGTACCACTACCAATAATCCAGCCAGGATTGTTTGTAGTTAAACCGCTAAAATTTACTGATAATCTAACATCTTGAGGAGTAGCTACAAGGGCAAAAATGTCAGCTTGCCATTGACGACGATTAACACCTGTTGGGATAGCTAAGTTATTAGAAACAATAGCTGGAGTATCTCCGAGAATAACTTTCCACAACATATTAATTGCTGAGCCAAAATTATTAGCCAAATCTCCAACTACCCGTAACCAATACCAATCGCCAGATATTGAGTCTACTGGTAAGAGCTGAGAAGCAATTACTGTTTCTAAATTAGTATTTATGACCTGAATGTCTGCATGTGAATCAGAGATACTTCCAATAGAAATTCCTGCCGGACCAACTAATGACAAAAGAAAATCTTCTTCAGTACCGACGTTACCGGCATTAAGCCAAGTTTGATATGCAGAATCACCGGCTGGTCCAGGAACAGAGGTAATTTCAAGATTAGAAATACTAGTATTAATCATAGATTCTAATTCAGTTTCATCTACAAAATATGGAAGATCCAGATAGGATCTAGATCCATCACCAATTTTAAATCTATTAGTATCCCATTCAACTGCTGGTTCTCCAGCTTGCAGGACTGGGTTTTTAAGCGCCCATTCAGTAGAGGACCCGCGTCTTAATTTAAAAATATACACGAAACCTCCTTGTTAAACGGTACCACCTTCAAGAATAATAGGATCTTCATCATCTTCAGAAGGAATTGCTGGGAACGGGCTAACCCAAGCAGTATCTTCTCGCTTTACATTGAGTCGCCATTCATATTGTCTAATCTGATCTTGCATCGCTTGAAGATGGAACGACGTTGTTGGAGGATCAAAGAGCAAACGAACTTTCAGATATACATAGGTCTTGATTGAGTTGTACCGGGGATCAGAAGCAATGAAGTCATCCCATGTCGGAGTAGCATCCTCAATCGAGAAACCACCAGCTGGTCCGATCCCCAATTGTTCCAACGTGTCAAATGCCGAGTTGATATGTGTCAGAATATCGAGATCGAAACCGGTGTCATCTTGTTCAAATCCAAGAATTTTCTTTGTATCATTGAGAATGCTACCCGCCATGGTCACCTCCTAGAACTTGTTCAGGTGTTTCTTCCTGAATGCAAGAACAGCTTCATCGGTCTTGGGTCCCCACTTGCCATCAACCTTAACATCCATGAGATCCTGAATGGTTCTGATGATCTCTTCAGATTTAGTATAATGCTTCTGGAGTTCATCATGATGCGGTTCTTCTTTACTATGCTTTTCCTGAATCAGCTTATGGAAATGCCGATACCAACGCTGTACCTCAGCAAGAAGCTGCTTATAGATTGAGTGAACATAAGGGCCGGGACATTCTGTTGCTGACCAATGATCATGCAACAAAACATTCCTATGAGTTGGCTCTTCCTCGATCACATGAGCAAATAACCAGCCGGCAAGACGAGCAGCACTCTCCCAGGTGGCTTCACCAACCTCCCAATGTGGGGCGCCAGTCTTGTTGGCCATCTCAATGCTGATAGACGACTTGTTACCTTCGGTATTGCCGACAGCCCAAGCATACTCTTCGGCATTGACATACTGAGCAATGTTTCCAAACTCATCAGAGTCGAAGTGTGCGGAAGCCTTCTTGAATGTCCAGGTTCTAAGGACGTCCTCAAAGGAAAGATTACCGCCATTATGGTGAAATGTAATCGAAGTCTTCTTGTACTTCGTGTGATAAACATGCCCAGTATTGCTAAGTTCGTCAATCAGGTTCTTTACATGCTTGTCATAGTTAATAGTTTTAGCCATCCCAACCCCTTACCATAGTTTAGTGTCGCCTCTTCTACGCTCGACAAATACTTTTGGAAGTAAATTCTTGTCACCGTAGTGAATGGCATTATGTGTTTGAATTGTAGTCGTGATCAAATAGTCAGGATTAAGGAGATCAGGATCTCTATGTAAGATATTTTCTTTCATCACCGGATTCATATGGTGAATAAGAATTTTGCTGTGAATCTCATAACCCATTATGCCTAGATCACATCCTTCATCTCGAAGAATAATCTCATCTCTGAGTAATCGCCATTCTCGAGATCGATAAAACTGTTGATTCAAATAACGATCGAAACCAAAGGTTGTCTCTCCGACCACTCCTTTTAATGAAAGATAGTCGAATCGATCTTCAAAAGTTTCCAAGCGTCTAAGTTCGCGGTAGTTTCTCGTCTTCATGAATCACCCAATCTGGTAAAGGCACCATTGGAACAGTACGGCCTTTCAATGGGTGTGTGCAATCGTTTAGAAATTCCCATCGACCTTGTCGAAGAAAGGAATGACATCTAAAGGGAATAACACCACGATTAGACTTTGTGAGTATGCTCGGGGTAAGAGTAACCTGGACCAAATCACCATTCCACTTCCAGGTTGGTCGCTTCTTGGCATTACCATTGATAGGAAGCATATGAAGACCAGCATGAACATGCCCATCCTCATCGGTAATTTCACAGCCAGGACACCACAGTACGATTGCTTTGTATGACTCTCTCTTATCACGTATTCGACGAATAAGAGCTACTGGATTACTCATCAGCCGAGCTTATTTTGAAAACTTTGTAACACCTTGTTGATCTCAAAGACTACATCACTCTGGAATACAGCCTTCAAGTCAACAACTGGTGCTGGCTGAGGAGACGGCGGTGTAGGCGGAATCGGAGTTGGCGCTGGTTGCGAAGATGAAATGAAGACTGTACAGTCGCCATCATCATCCAATAACTCACCCAGTTCATCCCAGGTCATGTAAGCACGACCATGAATTCCCCAAACATCAGCCCAGCTGTTCTGAAGCCAAACTCGCCGCCGTTCTACATCCAATTCATCGAGAACATACTCATGTCCACCTTGATCAGATCCGCTGATCTTCATCTTGCCATCAAGCGGGTCAGGACGGAACATGTCATACTTCCAAGTAGTTCCTACAATCACCGGCTGTTTAGCCAAAGCAGTAAGTGCTGCTTCAAGTGAAGTCGCATGCTGATAACCTGAAATAAGCTTTCGGCTCAAGAATAGTTTTGCTACTGACAAACCATCTGAGCCAGTATCAGTCGGCGGATACGTACCTGGATATGGATCGATCTTAGTTACGTCACTATATGCCGTCATAGCATACTGATCATCCATCGTCTCACTTAAAGAAAGAACTTTCTGAATGGCAGGACTTGACCAAAAGGTATCATAACTGAGACACTTGACTCCAGCGAAAGCAGTACAAGCTCCGACATTCTTTTGGTTCAAAGTTGGGAAGTGAGAGATGTGACGAATACTCTTAAGAGAATTAAGTGGCTCTGCCTCTACCGGAAAGCTCAACGATCTGCTATCATGACGTACATGACGGCCAAGTCGTGGATCAGTCGGTTGGTACTTCTTTATGCGAACTATGTAATCTTGTTCGATCACTACCTTCTCCTATTCGTAATCATCATCTTGCTCAAGAGGTTCTTGTCCTGCGTATGCGCGCATGGCACTAATTGCTGCAGAGTAAAGTTCTTCAACTCGAGCAGCAGAAGCCATACTTTCTCGCTTGGCTTTCTGAAGTTCAATGTTTTGCTCGACGAGTTCTTGTTCAAGTTTCTCTCGCGACGAGCCAAGCTTAAGAAAGTGTGTGATGACCTGCGCAGAAGCAGTTCCATCTTCCAGTTGTCTTTCAGCCAGATCAACAGCTTTACCAATGAGACGGTTCTCTTGAGCCTCAGGAGTTGTTGCCATTGGGCGACGAGTTTTCTTAGACTTTTCCCCATCTACTCGACGAGATACCATAGGTTTCAACTCCTTTCACTATAGTATGGGCACAGTTATTGTCGTTTAAGTTCGAGCATCAAAGTCTGCCGGGGGGGTTAACAGACTTTATGCAGAACCCCATAGGCTTACGCAGAAGATGATCATGAAAACTTTTCCCGAATTTTTCCCCCCGGAGATATTTTCGGG